TGCATTACGTTATCTAGGAATGTCTCCTAAAAATACCAGTTGTATTAAAAATCAAATAGACACTGAAAAACTTTATAAAAATTATTTATGGAGAAGTGTTGAGCAAATTAATAGAAATATTAATAATGAATTGGGTGAATTGCCGGAAAATCTAGAAATAGACAATCAGCAGCCAAGTTAAGGGTTAACATCCTTAGAAGGTTCACAGACTAACTTTTGAAACCCTAAAGGGAATATAATAAAGACACGAGCGCCCAACACCTTAACTTTTAAAGAAGGTGATGATATAGTCGGAGCTGCAAATATAATTAATGAAATTGCAGATATAGAAGATAAAGAACTTCTATGATAACAAACTGAAAAATAGATATGGACAAGCTGATGTTAATAAGGGAGTAGCATTTTATGGAGAGGTTGGTATGTTTATGGAACTTCCAAAGCCAGACTCTATAATAGACTATGAATCGTATTTAACTTTATCCACCAATGTTTCAAAAAATATAGATGATGAAATTAAATCAGATAAAAATTTATTTAATTTCTAACTAAATAATATGGCCGAATTAGGTGCAATTGTTGGTGAAAGTGGTTCTGGTAAATCCACTAGTTTAAGGAACTTAAACCCAAAAGAAACATTTATTATAAATGTTGCAGGAAAAAATTTACCTATAAAAAACTTTAAAAAGAATTATATTCAACTTACTATAAATGAAAATAAAGAGTTTGTTGGAAATTTATATAATACAAGTAGTATTGATAAAATTAATCAGATTATAAAGTATGTAAGTGTTAAAATGCCTCATATAAAACAAATTATAATTGATGATAGTCAATATTTAATGGCTAAAAAAAGATTGAAATGAAATTTAGTGAATCTATGTTAGGATATAAAAATGTTTGTGGAGTCTATAAAATTATTTGTAATAATGCAAATTTTTATATAGGCAGCTCTAAAAACATTCAACAGAGATTTTATAAGCATAGAAGAGAACTTCGTAAAGGAGTTCACAAGAATGAACATTTACAAAATTCATATAATAAATATGGAGAGAAATGTTTTGAATTGGTGATTATAGAACTATGTAACATAGATGAACAATACTTCAAAGAACAACATTATATTAATTTACTAAAACCTGTTTATAATAAAGAGCAGGATGTTATAACTCATATTCCAACTGAAGAAACCAAACGAAAATTATCAGAAGCTAATAAAAAATATTATGCAAATCTTGATAATTTGAAGAAACGATATAAAACTATATATCGCTTTAATAGTTCTTTAGAGATTATTAATACTTATGAGGGAATTAAACCAAATATTGAAGCTTGGGTTTCAGAGTTTGGAATAAAACCTGGTGGTGCTGATAAAGGAATTAATAGAGCTTTAGCAAGTGGTAAATTATATAAAGGTTCTTACTGATCTTATGATCAAAATTTCAAAGGCCCAACAGTTAGTGATAACTGTTAGCAAATCTGGTGAATTCAGGGAAACTCCAATAATGGACAATCCTGAGCCAAGCCTCTTAAACGAGGAAGGTGCAACGACTATTCCGAAAGGAAGTACAATCAAGTGATTGGAAGCGCCAGACATCTTAATAAAGATGATGATATAGTCTAATCTATATGGTAACATATAGTAGCTAAGTAAAATTAGCGGGCAGTGATTAACGAACACTGTTGAATATAAATGTTTGAAGCGATGGATCGTGCCACTGAAAAAGGGTGAATAAACATGCCCAAACTAATCTAACTGCGGGAATAACCTTAGAGTCTTTTTAACCAAATTATGATAGTAATATACATAATGGCTTTCAGTAATGATGAAAGGTATGGTAAAATCAAAAAGAATTGGTCAATCCGCATCCAAGTTTCCAAATTAACTTTTGGAAAAAGGTTCAACGACTATCTCCATGAAGGAGAGTACATTAAAGTTAATAATAACTTTTTTGGAAATGGTTAGGATTTTTATAAAAATTATTCGCTATCTTTGTAAATTATAATTTAACAAAATAGCACATGGAAAAAATTAAAGGAAAAAGTAAAATGCCGGAATATAAACAATGGAAATCTATGAAATCTAGATGTTATTCTCCATCGGCAACAAAAGGAAAGTATAAAGAAAATAATATTCAGGTTTGTCCTGAATGGATGAATTCTTTTGAAACATTTTATTCAGATTTAGGTAATTGTCCAGAAGGATTTACTTTAGAAAGAATTGATAATCTTAAAGATTATTCTAAAGAGAATTGTATTTGGGCAGACAGAACTACACAAAGTAAAAACAGAGAAGATTTTAATGATATTGTTACTTATAATGGTAAAACAATGGTATTAAAAGATTGGGCTAAAGAATTTGGTATAAAATATACAACTCTTTATCAAAGAATTTACAGAAGTGGTTTATCTTTTGAAGAAGCAATTCAAAAAGATCCATTTAAAAAACTTATTACTATTGGAGAAGAGTCTAAGACTTTGAAACAATGGTGCGAATTTTATAATATGGAATTTGAATTAGTTAATAATAGAGTATCTAAACATAAATGGGAACCTATTGAGGCTTTAACTATTCCAAAAGGGATAAAAAGAAATAAAAATTAAGATATAGTCTGAACTTTATGGAAACATAAAGAGTTGTGCAGTCATGCGCAGAATAACACAATTGATGAGAAATTTACCCAAATGGCACAGCATTTTTATTCAGTATTAAAAGAATCGATGAATGCAAGACAGGATTTGAAGGTATTCATTCTTGCACATTCAGAAAATGTTGGAGATACTCTTAACCCTTCTTATAAAATTAAAACTCTTGGAAAAATGATAGATAATATGATAACAGTTGAAGGATTGTTTACATATGTACTTTTTACTACAAAGAGAACAAATGATGATGGGGTTATTGAATATAAATTTATTACTAACTCTGATGGTTCTAATACTGCAAAAACTCCATTTGGCTGTTTTGATGATCTTTATATAGATAATGATTTACAATTAGTAATTGATAAAATTAACGAATATAATGGATAAAATAATTAAGAAAGTTATTGTTACATTCGATTTTGACCCAGAAAATGAATCTGTATCTAATGTTCAATGTTCAGTAGATGGTGTTGAAAAAGCTAAAAGAACTACTAGAAAAAAATCTGAGGTTGTTGAAGAACTTGCTAGCACTCCCATAATTACATTAGAACCTAATAAACTTCTATTTAATAATAAGGCTGTAGCTGTAATGAATATTGAATATGAGGATAGGATTGTAATTAAATGGGAACCTATAAGTAAAAATAGCAAAACTTTTATTCCTATAATTGGAAAAGATGTTTCTTTTAGCGAAGAAGGAAGTGGTAATAAAGTTACTAAAGCTTTTTCTATAGGATATAAAGGTAAGCAAAATTTAGTTTTATCTGAATTAGGCACAGAGTTTACAATAGAAGAATACAAAGAAGATATATGGAAACTTGTTCCAACTAGTGGAACCACATCTACTAAAACTATTGCTGAGGCAATTGAAAAAGCAGATAAAGTTGAACCTATTTTATTAATAGATAATGAAGAAATAGCAGAGATAGACGAGTTAACATTTACCTTAAATAATTAATATTTATGGATTTTTCATTTAGCGCAACAGCTAACGCATCACAAAGTACTACAAAACCTAAATTAGATGGAAATAATATTTATACTGTAAAGTTCGATGGCTGTGAATTAAAAGACATAGCAGGAGTAAAAGATCCTACTGCACTTTACAAGCAACTAATTTTAAAATTTTCTAATGAAGATGGAGTTTATGAACATACTGTTTGGGAACCTCGTCCTGAAGATTTTAATAGAAGAGAGTCAGAAATAAAAAATAAAGATGGAAAAATTGAGAAAATACCACAGCCTTCAAATGTAGAAAGCATGATGTTATTATTTAAACATGCTATAGACTCAATTGCTCCTACTGTTGGAAAGCAGATAGATTCAAAAGAAAGAAATTTGGGTGCTAGTAATTGGGATGAACTAAGAAAATTAGTTACAAAAATACTTGATTCTGGAAAAGGAACTACCACAAAAATCAAGTTATTAAAAAATAAGAAAACTGGTGAAGCCACATTTCCTGGATTCTTTGCTGGTTTAACTAGAGAGGGACTACCTTATGTAAAAAATAATTTTATAGGAGATAAAGTAGCATTTTCTACCTATGAATTACAAAACATAAATAATGAATCAAATGCTGCTCCCGCAAGAGTAGAGACATTTACTCCTTCTGTTGAGGATGGTCCAAATCTAGATTTAAACTTTGACGTATCTGGACTATAAAAATTATATAATGGGTGTTTAGTTTAGAGCAGGCTCCCAAAATAACAAAAGAATTTTTACTTTCTAAAAATACTCAAGAAACTTATTTTGAGCATTATTTAGGAATACCTGTTAAAAAAGGATTGTTTTGCAGTCCCCCTATCATAAGAGTTGATAAAAAACCTACTTGTGCTTTCTATAAAAACAAAGCTGGGCTTTTAAAATATAAAGATTTTGCAGGCCCAACTTTTGATTTTATAGGAGCTGTAATGTATATTTATAATGTAAGTTATTATAAAGCTTTAAGAATTATTGCTAATGATTTTGGATATGTAAATTTTGAAAAAATTGAAAAAAATCCTCCATTAATTCCCTATACTGGTAGTGTTTTAGAAGAAACTTCTAGTGCTATAATATCAGTTGAAACAAAAGAATTTTCTAGTAAGGAATTAACTTGGTGGCAATCTTTTGGTATAAGTTTATCTACCCTAAAAAAATTTAAAGTATATTCTATAAAATCTGTATTTCTCAATGGAGTTTATTTTGGCAGTTCTTCTAATAGTAGTCCTATATATGGCTATTATGGAGGAGAGAATAGTCATAGTGAAGAATTATGGAGATTATATATGCCCACTAAAATTAAATATAGATTTCTAAGTAATTGGAGCTCTACTTTAATACAAGGAGCTAAGCAATTACCCAAGAGTGGGGATTATATTGTAGTAACTAAATCATTAAAAGATGTAATGTCTTTATATGAATTTGGTATAACTTCAATTGCTCCCAATTCTGAAAATATTTTTTTAACTGAATCTCAGTATTTAAAGTTGAAGGAGAAATTTTTAGATATCTATTTACTCTATGATAGGGATTTAGCTGGTATAAAAGCTGCTAAAAAAATAAAAGCACAATTTCCAGATATTAAAATTTTACTTATGCCAAAAGTAAAAGATTTTACAGATTATGTAAAAAAATATGGCATTTTAAAAACATTAAATTTAGTAAACGAATGGCTAGAAAAGAGAAAGCAAATTCTTTAGAAGAGTTAGAAAGTACTAACTGACTTGAGGAAAAACCTCAACCAAAAAAGAAAAAATCTGGTGCATATTCTAAGACAAAAGGTTCAGCATATGAAAGGCAAATAGTTAATGAATTAAAAGAATTAACAGGTAATGAAAATTTATGTACTGCTAGAAGTGAATCTAAGAAATTAGATGATATGAAAATTGATATAGCAGATCCAGATAATGTACTTCCTTGTTATTTTCAAACAAAGAAAACTCAAACTACTCCAAGTGTTAAAAAGATTAATGCAGAAGTAGGAAAAAGTGATAAACCTTTATGCATTGTTTGGAATGTGCAGGAAAAGAAAGAAGGCAATGTAAATATTACTTCATTAGGAGAATATGCAATCATACCAAAGAAATTTTTCTATGAATTATTAAAATTATATTATACATAAAAAACAATTAAGATGAACATTTATTTAGATGTTGATGATGTAGTATTGAAATGGCATGAGGCTTATATTGAAAAATATAAATTACCCATGCCTACTAGTTGGATTCCATATGAAGATATAAAAGATCATTTAGAGGAGTTACGTAAAAACAAAAGTTTTTGGCTATCTTTGAAAGTAAAGCATATGCCTGATTTTACTCCTTCTGGATATGTATCTGCCAGAGGAATCCCTTTAAAATGGACAAAAGATACTCTGAAATTAAGAAATTTTCCTGGAAGAAGTAAAGTAAGGCATGTTAAATGGGGAGAAAGTAAAATAAATATTTTAAAGTCTTTAAAATGTGATATATTTATAGATGATAAAATAGAGACTTTTATAGAATGTTGGGATAATGGAATTTTTTGTTTATTAATGGATACTCCTCAAAATAAGCATTTAAAAACAAAATATAGAATTAGAGATTTGAAGTTTGAAACAATAATTAAAAAATATAATGCAGTCAAAAATTAGAATAATTCCAGAGTCAATTGTATTGTTAAAATTAACTGATGAAGAGTATTTTAATAACTATACTGATTATATGTCTAATTCTAGATTATCTTTAATAAATTCAGACGAAGGAGGAGATTTCAGTAATTTTAACTCCTCCTTCAATACTGAATATTCTGATTCATTTGAATTAGGTACAGCTATTCATTCAATGATATTACAACCTGATTCATATTTAATATCAGATTTTAATAAACCGTCTGGTAAATTTGGATTATTTTTATTTGATGTTCTTAAATTCAGAAGATTGGGATTTTCTATATTAGATTCTATTAAAAAAGCTTCTTTATCTGCTAATTATTATGCAAGTAGTTTTTCTGAAAAAAGGATTAAAAAAGCAATTAAAGAAGGAATTTCTTTCTATCTTAAATTATTAAAATTTGAGGAACATGAAAGCAAAAAAACTTTATTTCTATCTGATACAAACAAAGAGAAATATTTAAAATGTATGTCTAGTCTAGTTTCTTCTGAGATTTTTGAATTAGTTAATCCTTCAGAAGATACATTTGGTATAATAGAGTCTTTTAATGAATATGCAATATTATGTACTTTAGAGGTTACTATAGAAGGAGAAATATTTTTAGTAGACTTTAAAGCTAAATTTGATAATTTTTTAATTGATCATTTTAATAAAACTGTGACATTAAACGATTTAAAATCTTCTAGTAAACCTGTTAAGTATTTTATGGGAAATTATGTAAAAAAGGATGAAGAATCTATTTGGTATAATGGCTCATTTCAAAAATATCATTATTATAGACAAGTTGGAATATATATATGGCTTTTACAAGCTGCCTTAGCATTAAAAGACATACAGTATAAACCTAAAGTAAATATGCTTGTAGTTGAGACTATGCCTGAATTTTCTTCTAAAATATATCCAGTAAATGGTAAATATATAAAAGCAGGATTAGGTGAATTTAATAAATTATTAACCTCTTTCTTAATATGGAAAAAGCAGAATTATTCAATTTAAAAAATATTATACTTAGTCTTCCATTTGAAGAAAGAGAAGAAATATACTCTTCTTGCTTTTCTACCGGATATTTAGGAACTAAAAACTTAAATGATAGATTGATACTTTTATCTTTATTGGCTTTAGTATACCAGAAAATGAAATTGAAGGATAATAAAATTACTCACTTAGATATTCTTCTAAAAATAACAAATCAAAAGAAGGATGATTCAAGCTTCTATAAGTTTTTGGAATCTGTTGCAATTTTAAGCAAAGATTTATCTTATGGAATAGAGATTATAGATAGCTGTGGATTAAAGACTTCCCAAGAAATTATAAACAAAATAAAAGAACTCTTAAATACATGGATACCATTTTAGAAGTAGGAAATAATACCGAAGTATACATTGCTAATGCTTTTGAACCAGAAATTCGAGCTATAGAAGAATACTCTGAATCAGATATATCTCTTTGGGTAAAAGATGGAGAATTTTTTAAACCCTCCACTAATTTATCTATTTTAAACAAGTTAGAACCAGCGATATATTCAGTTGGTTTTAATAAGACTGATGGATATTTCTGTCAGAAAACTTCTATTACTTCTGATGAATTATTTAAATTCAGAGGATCTATCGTAAATGATATAGTAATGGAGATTGAATCTTTTTGGGATAAATCTAATTTATATAAAGAAAAAAACCTTGTTCACAAAAGGGGAATTTTCTTGGAGGGATATCCTGGAACTGGAAAGACCTCAATAATAACTCAGATTTCAGAGTTGGTAATTAATAAGGGTGGAGTAGTATTTACAGTTAATGGCATTCGTAATCTTGAGGAATACATAGAGTTTATTACTGGGGCTTTTAGAAAAATACAACCAGATACTTTATTAGTTACTGTATTAGAAGATATTGATAAATATTTAGACTTAGAGGCTGATTTATTGGACTTCCTAGATGGAAAATCAAAAATTAATCACCACATAGTTATAGCTACTTCTAATAATATTGAAGAGATTCCTGATACATTATTGAGACCCAGTAGGTTCGATATTAGATTAGAAATACCTCTTCCAAGTGAAGATGTAAGAAAAGAGTATTTTATTAACAAGCTAGTTCCTGAGTCAGATTTAGAGTATTTAGTTTCTAATTCATCAGGATGTTCAATAGCTGATTTAAAGGAAATATATATTTGCGCTTATATATTTGGATATTCTATAGAGGAATCCATTTCTAAAATAAAAACTCCAAAAGGCAAAAAAAATTATTTTGTTAGAACTAATAAAAAAGTTGGTTTTAACATAAATTAACATTCTTTATGCAATTTTTTTCGTGCAAATATACTATCTTTGCAAAACAATTCAGATAATCCATTAGTAGATAATTAGAAAATTTTAAATTTAAAAATGAAAATGAATTATGAAAACAGTAGAAGCACAAGGCTACAGTAAAGAAAAAGCATTAGAATCAACAGGTTTAGACGTAACCTTAGACAGATTAAAAAACGCAACTCAATCATGGAAGAAAGCTGGTTCTCCACTTGGAGCAAAGTCTTTGGCAACTTTTATGGCTGCTTATATTAAAGATAAAAAAGCTGTTGGAGCTTACATAGTTGTTGAAGGAGCATCTGATGATACACGTACTCGTCCGTATAGTGTTATTAATGAAGCTACTATCGGAAAACGTAAAACTTCGACTACTTATCAAATTAAAGAAGCCGAATTAGCAGTTAAATATCACACTGAAATGAAAAAAGTGACTGATAAAGAAACTGGTGAAGAAAAAGAAGTTGAAGTAAGAACTCCTTATAAAACTGAAACTATTACAGTTGAAGTTACAAATAAAGAAACTGGCGAAGTTGAACTTAAAACAAAAGAGGTTGAAATTCCTCAGGTAAAAGTAGTTTCTACTGGCGCTGTTAGAGGACAAGCACAGAAAAAAGAAGCCGCTCTCAAATTAATGAAAGAGCTTATTGAAGAAAACAACAGAGATTACATTATTGAAATCGTTAAAGAAGTTACTTCTGGACAGAAATATGCTGCTTATGGACAATATACTCCTTCAAAATCAGCTAAAGTTGGTAAATTTATTTTCTTCGTACAGGAGTAAAATAAAATATAGTGGCGAAAATTAAGGCGCCTGCTTTACAGAATCTCTTAATCGTCGATGGCGACGCTAAACTATCTAAGGGCTATTAAGTTAAAAATCTTTTTAGCCCTTTATTTTTTTTTAACAATTGCTAACAGCGTAACAGCTATAAAAAATATTGAATGGACCAAAACAAAATATATGATGGAACCATAGATGATTCTATGGAGGAAAGGTCAAAGGTAGAAACAATTCGTGAGAATGGTAGAATTTCTAAATATAATTTTACTATATTAAATAGAAAAAAACCTCCTTTAGTTGGAAGCTTCTCTAGAGAAGAAGTTGACTTAATGTTTAGACTTTACTCAAATGAAGGAGCAGGACTTTCTCAAAAGGTTGTTGCTACTTACTTTCCTTTATATACTTTTCAGCAATTTAAAAAGGTATTAAAAGCCTTTAATCTTACTCACAGTGGCTCTGTTCCTTTTGCACCTCATGTAGTAGAGGAGCATACAGAAGATGAACTTGTACAGCTTACTATTCAGATGAAGGAAAATAATTTCCTTAAAAGATATATGCTTCAAAAGGAAAGTATTAATGAACAAAAGTATAAAGAAACTTTAAAAGATAATATTGATTTAAGAGAGTCAATAATAAATTTTAGAGAGTTTTTGCAAGATATAAAATTTGATTTTTCTTTTGATATTAAAAAACCTAAGCATACTTCTGAATATTCTCTTATAGTATATTTAAGTGATATGCATATCGGAGCCGATGTATCGCCTTACTCGATCTATGATAATAATTATGATTCTAATGAAGTATACTCTAGAATGCAAAGAACTGTACAAAAAATATTTGAATTAACATTATTGTCTAAAGCAACAAAGATAATTATTTGTAATGTTGGAGATTCTTTGGATGGTTATGATGGAAAAACTACTAGAGGAGGACATAGTCTTCCACAAAACCTAAATAATAAAGATCAGTATAAAACTTTTATAGGAGTAATGCTTGAATTATTTAAAGAATTGAGTGAGTCTGGATATTATAGTAATATTAAGTATATTGCTGTTGAAGGTGGAAATCATGAAAAATATGTTAAATTTTGTTAAATTATTTGGCAACCAAGAAAATTTTTTGGAAAAATTAAATTTTAAGAAAACCAAATTAAATTTTTCTAAAGCCAAAGAAAAAAGACATATTTGTACAATGGAATATTCTGGTAGAGTACAAATTAAGAAACTCTATGATTATATGTACAAAGATGCTATTATTTTTGGAAATAGAAAAAAGACAAAATTTGAAGATATTAATTGTGCTCTTACTGAGAAATCAGTAAGTGAATTAGGGTTAATTGCTGGGACGCCTGAAATGGTAATCAGCAGCCAAGCTTAGATAGAAATATCTTTGAAGGTTCAACGACTATCGCTGAAATGCGAGTACACTTAAGCAAGTGGAAATGCCCTACTCTTAACAGGTAATGCTGAAGATGATGATATAGTCTGTTCTTATATTAATAACAAATATAAGCTGTAGTAAATACGGGTATAGATTAGCGAACTATACTGAACAAAAAGGATGGAGATTTTGGATATGTAGCCAATAAAGCATTAGAAGCTTCTTTATCATATTTGAATCCTAATATAGAGGTAAGAATATTTGATAAATTTATTGAACATTTTTATTGTGAAGGACATACTTTTATTCTAAGTCATGGTAATTTAACAATAATTAACATTATTTATTTGGTAAATTAAAAAATTTTTTGTATCTTTGTAGTATTATACTATAAAAATATGGAAATAATAGAAACATTTTTACAAGAAAAGCTGACAATTATACAATTGTCTAAAAGATTTAAAAAAGAAAAAGAAGAGATAGTTGAGATTTTAAAAAATTATGGATATTTATATGCCAAATCTAATAGAAAGACTGAGGTAATTATTAATTTAAAAAATGCCGCTGATGAGTATTTTATAAATAATAAATTGACTTTAAAAGAATTAGAAATTAAACATAATTTATCTATTGGTACTTTAAGTAAGTACTTAAAAGAATTTCACAACATTTCTATAGAAGTTAGAAAAAAAGTAACGTTTGATGATTCAGTATTTGATGAAATTGATACAGAAGAAAAAGCTTATTGGTTAGGATTTATATATGCAGATGGATATATTGATTCAGCTCCATTAATTGATGGAAAGAAAAATAATTACCAATTAGAAGTATCTTTAAAATTATCTGATTATGAACATTTAGTAAAGTTAAAAGAGTTCTTTAAATCAGATAAAGAAATTAAAACTGATTCATATAGATGTAGATTTTATTTGTCTAGTAAACATTTATGAAATACTCTTAATACTTATGGATGTACTCCTAGAAAATCGCTTACATTGGAATTTCCAGATGAAAGTATTTTTAAATCTAAAGATTTAATTAGACATTTTATTAGGGGTTATTTCGATGGAGATGGTTGTATTAGTTATGCTGATAAAGAGCATGTAATACCATCAATACAAGTACTCAGTACATTCAATTTTATTAAAAAATTAAAATCATACTTACCATTAGAACTTCATGACTTAAAAATAAGTCATAATCATAGTAATCAAAATGAAGAAACACGATGTATATCAACTTCTTCTAAAAAATCTATGATATTTTTGAATTACTTGTATAGTAATGTAACAATTTACTTAAATAGAAAATTTGAAAGATATTGTTATTTCAAATTGCCCCTTGTTAAGGAAACTTAATAAGTGGAGGGAGCAAAAACGGTGAAGGCTTAACTGCTAATACCGTGCTAACTAATTAAATTACGAAAGGTTAATTAGTAGTGTAACGCATAGGTACTGAATAAATATAATGTACCCACGAGTGTTCCCCACCTTAAAAGGTGAAAATATATGCTGAGCTGTCTGATAAATAAATCAGAATGTTGTGCGAATGGCACTAAGGAGGAAACTCCCAGAAATAGAGGATAAAAAGCCTTTATGATAACAAAACTGAAAGATGCAAAAGATATGTTTAAAAATATGCCTTTAACTATAAATGATAAAACAGAAAATCAGATAAATCAATATATTGATTATCATAAATTAAGTGATAATATCCATTTTATTAAAGGAGATTTACATCAATCTGCTACTACTTATGCTCATAAATTTAGATATAAGTCAGTTGCTTCATTTTTTGGTTCTTCTGAATGGATACACAAGAATTTTGGCAATACTAAGGCAGGAGTTAATTTTGATCTTGTTTCTATTGAAAATATTCTTGAATATAAGCTTGATTTAAATTGAAATAAAAATAATGGAAATTACATTAGACGAATTATTAAAAGGTAAAAGTACTTTAATAAAAAATAAAGAATTTTTTCCTACTAGGAATTATGTGGAGCCTTTTTTGGAAAGAATGTCTCCACTTACTTCCGACTTTAGATTTCAGGTAAAAGTGCCAGACCAAGTTACTATGAGTAAAGATATGGCAGACATTACCTATAATAGAGTTTTAATACAGGCAGTGTTGCCTAAAAAATTTAGTATAGATAGACATGATGAAGTTGTAGGATTTTTATACGGGATAGATGTTAAAAAACCTATAGTAAAAATATATAGAGGATATTTGAATCAGGCTTGTACTAATTTAACTGTATTTAATCCAGAGTGGCTAAATACTCAAGAATTAGTTCCAGGGGATCCTATTAATTACTCCCCAATTAAAAGCTTATTAGAAGCTACTAATAATTTTGCAGTAAAATTAGAGGCATTAAAAGACACCTATATAAGTAGAAATGATAGAAAACTTTATTTAGGTGAATGGGTAGACCATTCTTTAAGAGAATATGAAGATTATGGCTTTGGAAAAGTCAAGATAGCTGTAAGTACTCCGATAGATGCCTATAAACAATTATTTATTGATTCTGAAAGCAGTTATTTTATTCCAGAAGGAATAGATCCATCTTTATATGATGTATATAATGCTTTTACACAAATTATTACTGATGATAAAAAGGATATCCTTAATAAACCAGAAAAGACCCTATTAATTGGAAGATTACTAGGAATTATTTAATAAAACACATTTATATCTTTAATGTTATAATTTTTTCAAAATATAGTTTTTTCATAAAATTATCTATAATTTGTGATAAAGAAGTTGAATTTATCGAAAAATTTGATTCAACTAATTCTCAATTTGGATATAATACAACTGATGGAGGAGATGGTATAGTAGGTATTAAATTTTCAGAGAAAACTAGAAAGAAAATGAGTGAATCTAGAAAAGGAGAGGGAAATTCCATGTATGGAAAAACTTTAGAAAAGAACCCAAGATCTATTCCAATCTTACAATTAGATTTAAAAGGAGATATAGTTAAAAGATGGAGTTGTGCTGTTGAAATACATCAAGAATTAGGATATTCTATTACTATGATTAGAAATTGTTATAACGGAAGATATGAGATATATAAAGGATATAAATGGATAAAAGAAGAAAATTATTAAAAATAAGATAAAGTTTGAAAAAACTATGATTATTAATCGTTTATTAAAAGTATAATAATGGAAAGAGAGCGTATCAAAGTTTCTGAATTTGAAATAGGGCCATTAATCAATGAGTATTATTTTGATAATTGCTCAGAAGAAATATATAATGAGTATTTTGACTTAAATGGAAATCAAATAAAAAATCACTTTTCAGATGATTTTGCAATTATTTCAGATAAAATTTATGTTGACTTAGAAAAGGGATATACTACTAATTTATCAGTCTTTAAAAGGATCAGTGATAATAAGTATTTTGAAGCTAAATATAATTATAGTCCATACACTGGATTTGATTATCCTGGCTTTATTACTGAGGTATTTCCAAAGCAGGGAACAATTACAGTATATGAATAAATCTATAATTGTAATTAATTAATATGAAAATTCTTAAAGTAATCTATGATGATGATGTTGATTTTATATTAGATATTGTAAATAAAATAGATGAAAAAATATATGTTGAAAAATATAATATCACTTATTTAAAAGATCTTAAGAAAGCGATTCCAATTATGACTAGGCATGGTACAAAAGCTGTTCCATTAATAGTATTTGAAAATGAAAATTTAGAAGAATATGCTGCAATATGGTCTGAAAGTAACCCAAATTGGTTGGAAGAAATAAATAAAATACTGAAAGAATAAAAATGGAAAATAATAATTATTTTTTAGGGGATGATTTAGCATATGATGCTTGGGTATCTAAATATCAACATAATAAAGAGACATTGGATGAATTCTTTGGGAGAATAGCTTCTGAATTTGCAAGGCTAGATAATTTTAAAAAAAATTCAGAACAATTAACTGACTATGCCTGGAAATCATTAAGTGAATATGGTAGAGAAAGACTTTCTAATAAAGATAGATATGAATCTTTCTTAGATTTATTTAAAGATTTTAAATATATCATTCCAGGAGGTTCTGTTCTAGCTGGTATAGGTAGTGGAAAACCTGTTTCACTATCAAATTGTTTTGTTACTAAAACAGGAGATTCCATAGAACAAATTTTTGATACTGCAAGAGAAATGTCAGAAATTTATAAAAGAAGAGGTGGCAATGGAACTGATTTATCTAATCTTAGACCTGCTGGTGCTTTTGTTAATAATGCTGCTAAAACGACAGGCGGTGTAGTTCCTTTTATGGAACTTTATAGTCAGGTAACAAATACTATTGGTCAAGATGGTAGAAGAGGTGCATTAATGTTGAGCATTGATATAAAACATCCTGATAGTCCTGAATTTATTAAAATTAAACAGGATTTAACTAAAGTAACAGGAGCTAATGTATCTGTTAGGATCTCTAAAGATTTTATGGATGCAGTAGAAAATGACAGAGACTATATATTAAGATGGCCTTGTGAGAAAGACCTGTCTATATTTAGTGAAGAATATTTAAATGTAAATTATAATGAACTTACTTATATTGAGGATCATACAGATAACTCAATAATATATATTAAAAAAGTTAGAGCTAAAGAATTGTGGGATTCTATAATTCATTGTGCTTGGTCTAGCGCAGAACCTGGAATATTATTCTGGGATAATATAATTGAAAATGATCCAGCTTCTGTCTATGATAAATTTAGGGCTGTATCTACAAATCCTTGTGTTACACCAGAAACAACTTTATTAACCAAAGAGGGATTTAAATCAATTGTAACTTTACTTAATCAGGAAATTGAAATTTGGAATGGCAAAGAATGGACTTTAGTAACCCCCTTTCAAACTTCTGATAATGAGCAAGTTTTTAAAGTTGTTTTTTCTGATGGTACTGATTTAACTTGTACCAATTATCATGAATTTATTTTAAAAGATGGTATTAGAAAACAATTAAAAGATTGTAAAATTGGAGATAAATTGTCTAAATTTGTATACCCCTTGATAGAATTTTCTGATTCTTATGGTGTAGATAAAAATGCATATACTCAAGGATTTTTTGCAGGAGATGGCACTATTTCCATAGAAAAAGGAAGAGATACTAGGTATTTTATAGATTTATATGGAGAAAAAATTGATTTAATCCCATATCTAAATGTAAAAGAATATGGAACTTTAGATTTAGTTAATAATAAAATTAGAACTATTATTGTTAATCAAATGTCTCCATTAAAGACTTTTGTTCCTACTCAAGTTTGTAAAGAAACTAGATTAGCATGGTTGGCAGGTTTATTAGATTCTGATGGAACATTAAATGATTCTGGTGGATCTTTAGCAATAACATCCATTAATAAAGAATTTTTAACAAATGTTAAATCTATGTTAATAACCTTGGGTATTAGAAGTACTATTGGTATTATTAAAGAAGAACAGCAGAAAGAAATTAAAGGAGAAATTTATGCTTGTCAAACTTGTTATAGACTGGTAATTTCTGCTTATTATGTTAAACAATTAATTGAATTAGGTTTAATTACTCATAGAATACCTTTAATTGCAAATCCAAATAGAGATGCAAGTAGATTTATTCAAATAGAATCTATAGAATTAATTGGAAATAGTGATGTTTATTGTGTAACTGATAATAAAAATCATTCCGCCTTATTTAATCATGTCATGACTGCTCAATGCGGAGAAATACCCTTATCTCCATATGATAGTTGTAGGTTAATAGCTTCTAATTTATACTCCCTTGTTCAATCTCCTTTTACACCTCTTGCAAAAATTAATAAGGACTTAGCATATAGAGTGTTTTATGAAGCACAGATTATAGCTGATATTTTAGTTGATTTAGAGATTGAGGCTATAAATAGAATAATTTCTATTTCACAAAATAAAGAAAAAGAATTTTGGGAAAAAGTTAATGAAATTGGAAAAGCTGGTAGAAGAACTGGTACTGGAATAACAGCATTAGGAGATATGATGGCTGCTCTTAATCTTAACTATAATTCTCCTATTATTGGGGAACTTATGAAATTAAAAATGAAGGCAGAGTTAGATGCTACTATAGATTTAGCTATATTAAATTCTCCTTTTCCAGATTATGATGGAAATAAAGAATATTCCAATAATAATGAGGAACTAGATGAAGTTAACTATATTGGTAATAATAAATTTTTTAATTTCTTAATGCAGGAATTTCCTTCTGAATGGCAGAGAATGAGAATATTCGGAAGAAGAAATATTTCATGGAGTACCATTAATTTTGGTGGCTTAACCTAGTAATAGGTTTTGAAAAATTGGATAAATTGCTGGAAAGCTAAAAACAATTCAATATTTTAATAATTTTTAAATTTTTATTGATTTTTGTAAAAAAATTGTTCAAGTTAATCAGCAGCCAACCTAAACTTAGGTTAAAAGAGTTTAGAAGGTTCAGAGACTACGGGAGTGAGCCTAACAATAATCTCCCGCACGAAAATCCAACATCCTAATTATCAGGATGATGATATAGTCCGATACTCCTTAGAAATGAGGAGAGTGTAAGATAAAGAACTTACACAAAACATATGCGCTCCAACTGGAACTATAAGTATAATGGCAGGAACTACTAGTGGTTGTGAACCTGTATTTAGTTTATATTATATTAGAAGAAAGAAGTGTAATGTTGGAGAAATTCCAGATTTTGTTGATCAAAATGGAGTTGGATTTAAAAACTATAATGTTGTTCATCCAAAATTAAAAGTTTGGTATAATGAAAATAGATTAATAACATCTAACCCAGATACAGGAGATTTATCTGAATTCTCTAAAGAGGAATTGGATGAATTAATTAAACAATCTCCATGGCATAATAATACTGCACAAGATCTTAGTGCAGAAGAAAGAGTCATGGTGCAGTCTATGTTACAAAAATATACTACACATTCTATAAGCTCAACTGTTAATGTGGCAAAAGATACTGAAAAAAAGACAATTTCAGATATCTATCAATTTGCTCATGAAATGAATTGTAAAGGAATAACCGTCGAAAGATAGGCGGCTTTGTTTGGTAACAAACAAATGAAAACTTTCTAAATTGCTGGAATCTCCTAAAATACTATAAACCACAACATAATCTGAGAGGATAAGTGTGAAGGTAGGAAAATTATAGTAATAGTTAAAATTTAAATTTTTTAATATTTTATTCAAAGATTATTAGTATCTTTGTCAATTATGTTAAACCTTTAAATTTTATAAAATGGACAATCAGCAGCGAAATTCTAATCTATTAGAAGAAATTAAAACAAAATATGAAAATGGAGAGAGTATGAATAAACTTTCCCAAGAATATTCATTAAATATTGGGACAATACGAAGGGAACTTATTAAGTTAGGTATTACTCCAAGGTCTGTTAAAGAAAGCGTGAAAAAATTTAATAAAAAGAATGAAATTAATTTTTCTGGAATTTTTACACAACAATTAATAGGAATGTTATTAGGTGATGGTGGATTACGTTTAGTTCCAAAAGGAATTAATCCATATTTCCAATATACTGATAAACATAAAGAAGTTATTGAATATATAATGAACTTATTTTCTGAAAATGGAATTAAGTGTGGAAATATCCAAATAAATAGACAATCAGGTTGTTATAGTTTTCAAACAGAAACTCGGCCCGAATTTTTAGATTTATATAATTTATTTTATCCAAAAGAAATAATGGATACTCAATCTCAAAATAGAAAAATACTACCAAATATTGTATTAACTAATATAAATTTATTGTGGTGGTATATTGGCGATGGAGGAGTTAAAAAACAAAATGGAACATTAAATAATGCAGGAGCAATTACTTGTAAACATTTAAATCCATTTATTTTAAATTGACTAAAAGAAAATATTGATAATAGTGTTACTACTCATTGTGATAAACGAGGAAATATGAGTTATAAATATTATTTTAATAATCAATCATTAAATAAATTATTAGATTATATTGGAGAATGTCCCGTATCTTGTTATAAATATAAATGGATTACAAGACGTTCAGAGACTATAATGGAAGAATCCTAGACACTAGGATTATGGTATAGTCCAAACTTATATGAAAGTATAAGAACGATTGCTATCGTGATGGAAGTAGGAGTGGTATTCTTGTAAAAGAAGAAACCCCAAAAATGAGTGACCATAGACCTGATGAATTAGATTGCAAAGTCTTAAGATTCAAGAATGAAGATAAAAAGAACTGGATTTCTTTTGTTGGAGTTTATGGAGATAAGGCTTATGAAATCTTTACAGGAATAAATGACCTAGATGAATTACCAATTCCTTCTTATATAGAAAGTGGTAAAATCATTAAAGTCTCATTACCAGAAGGTTCTAGATATGATTTCTCATATCTTGATAAGTATGGTTATGTAAATACTGTTGGAGGATTGAATCGTGTGTTCAATAAAGAATATTGGAATTATGCAAGATTTGTTTCTGCATTATTACGTGAAGGTACTCCGACTGAAAAGGTTATTAAAGTAGTTGATGGACTAACTTTTACCAATAAAGGTATGAATAGCTTTCAAGCTGGATTAATAAGATCTTTGAAGCTGTTTGTGCCTGATGGAACTGAAGCAACAGGAGCAGTATGTGATAACTGTGGAAGTCATAATATTATCTATGAAGGAGGTTGTATGATATGCAGAGATTGTGGGTCAAGTAAATGTGGATAATATGTTAAGTGATGATCAAAAAAAAGCTTTGGAATTAATACTAGAGTTTTTAGAATCCAAAACAAAAATAGCTTTTACCATTTCTGGATTTGCCGGAACTGGTAAAAGCTTTTTAACCACAGAATTAATAGATATTTTATATAAAATTAGAAAGAATTATGTTTTATGTGCTCCTACACACAAAGCTAAAAATGTGCTTCAAAATTTTACCCAGAGTACTGCCTTGACAATACATAAACTTCTTTCTCTTGCTCCTAATATTGAATTAATAGATTTAGATTTTAATGATTTAAAATTTCTTATCCATAAAACATCTGAGGAATTTCCATCCAATTCTTTAGTAATTGTTGATGAGGCGTCTATGGTTAATGATTATTTATATGATTTGTTAATTGATAGGTGTGTTAAACATAATTCTAAGATATTATTTATAGGAGATATTGCACAGTTAAGACCTGTAAATTCTGATTACTTTTCCAAGGTTTTTGATACTGAAGATATATTTTATTTAACACATATTTTTAGACAAAAGGAAGATTCTGCATTATCTGAAATACTCTTGTTAAGTAGAGAAAATTATATTAATAATTTTGAAACTAGAGAATCAGAATTTGGTTCTATTTATGTTACAAATAATCCTATAGAATTTCTTAGGGAGGGTATAAAATATATAGACGAAGCCACAAAAAATACTGATATTATGGAGACAAAAATACTATCATATACTAATGACAGAGTTGAATTATTTAATAAAAAACTTCATAATTACTATTTTAATAATGAAGAGTATGGAAAAAATGAAATTCTAACTTGTTATGATAATTTTGAATTTGGCTATGGTAATTTTTGGAATGGAATGGATTATATAATTATTGAAGAGCCAAAGAAGATTAATATTAATATCCCAAATGTTGGAATTTTTCCAGGATTTAATCTAACTGTTTTTGATTCTACTGATAATGTTAATTTAGATTTTAATATATTATCTAATGAATTATCTTACAATGATACGAAAAGACTTGGGTTAACTATAGAAGCATTTAGACTTGAGGCTATTAATTATAAAATGCGTGGGTCTAGAAAGTCTAGTATGCTTTGGAAAGAATATTATAGAATTCTGAGTAGTTTTACTACTCCTAATAATTTATATTATGAAAACAGATTAATAAGAAAGAAATCTATTGACTATGGATATGCAGTAACAATACATAAGAGTTGAAATCTTGGCTCTTGTAAAACCAATTTAACTGCGGGAATATCCTAAGAGCTTATTTATACTAACTATATATGGTAACATAATATAGGGTCTAAAGTAATTATTTAGAGTATAGTAAAAATTAAATAAGATTGGACAATCCGCATCCAAGTTTCCTAAATTAGGAAAAAGGATCAGAGACTATCCTGCAAAGGAGTACATTTAGCTTTTAATAAGCTATTTGGAAAAGGTTGGGTATTTGTTATGTTTTATGAATAATTTTTAGTACATTTGTATAGTATTAATTAAAATTTATAAAATATGGAAAATAATAGAATAGTTGATTTAGGATTTATTTATTGCTTAAAAAATCCACTTAATGATGAAATTTTTTATATAGGAGCGACAGAATCTGCTCCTAAAGACAGACTTAAAATGCATTATGCTCATTTTAGGGAGTATTTAAAAGGACTTAGAAATCTAAACAATAGATTTAAGTACTTTGAAAATTTATGACCAGAAATTGCTAAAATAGAATTATTAGAGATAATTCAAGGAGAATCATTATATAATAAAGAAATTGAATATATAGAGAAATTTTCTAAATTATATAATTTAACTAATCAAACTTTAGGAGGTAATGGAGGAGATACATTTTCTTTACAAGATACTATTGATAAAGATAGAATTTCAGAATTAATTGCAATGAAAAATTCCAAATCTAAACCAAGAGGATTTGCTGAGAATCTAAGTAAAACTAGAATGGGAAAAAATAATCCCATGGCGGGCAAATCAATTATGGAAAAATCTGTTATATTTGATGGAGATGATAATATTATTAAGGTTGTAAATTATCCTTATGAAATTACTGAATTTTTAGACATAATTTTTGGAGTTGAATTGCATAAAAAAAATGCAGCTCAAACTGGAAATATTACTAAAGCTCTTAAAAATAAAGGGAAAATAAACAGCAAAGGATATTTATTTAAAACCTTAAATTCATGTTCAAAACAAATACAAGATATAGTCCACATGAAATATGAAAATATTTCTAATAATGAAGAATAGCAAGGTTCTTCGATAAATAATGTGTTAATAGATATGAGGAGCATTTCTCAATGTAGAAATGATGTAGAAAAAAGACAGCTACAATATGTAGCTTTGTCAAGAACTAAAAATAATGTACATATATTACAGTAAAATATGAGTGTAAAATATATTTATATAAAAGTTGATGTAAATGATGGTGATTATATAGGAGAATTAAATAAAATTTCTGAACTAGATCTTAGCTTAATTCTTCCAGTAATCAATGAAATTTCTAATTTTAAGCCATATACTGTTAGAGGAGCTACTCATTATAATAATTTTCCTTATGGAGATTATTTAGATGAAAATGCGGAAGAATTATATGGCCATTTAGATGGTTATAAAACTTTTTTAAATTATCTCCCTTCAACTGAATATGGATTCCATACAATTGAAGAAATAAAGATACTTGAAGTAGAAAATGAAATGAATTTAATTTAATATGATAAATATAGAAATAATAAACCATTCTAGTAATGAATTACCAAAGTATGAAACTGAGTTTTCTGCTGGAATGGATTTAAGAGCGGATTTAAAAAGCATTAAAAATAGTAATAATTTATATAATGCTAATTTTGATGCAGAATTTAAAACTTTAGTAATTTTTCCTGGTGGACGAGCTCTTATTCCTGTTGGCATATCTACTGCTATTCCAGTTGGATATGAGGCTCAAATAAGACCTAGAAGTGGTCTTGCACTAAAACATGGAATAACAGTTTTAAATTCCCCAGGAACAATAGATTCTGACTATAGAAATTTATGGGGAGTCATTCTTATGAATACGTCTAATACCTCTTACCAAGTACTAGATGGTGATAGGATTGCTCAAGTTGTATTTAATAAATTTGAGAATGCAATATGGAATGAAGTTGAATCATTATCAGAAACAGATAGAGGTTTAGGTGGGTTTGGACATACTGGAAAATAATGAAGTTGCTTAAATATAGATATCTTTATGATGGAGAATTAACTATTCCAGATCCTTGGATTCCAATTATAAATGATATGTTTAAATCAATTGATTATATAATAAGACCTTCTTTCATACCGCTATGGTATTATAATCTTTTATATGATTTATCTAAAAATAAGTATTTTTCATTTCTAGAATTTCTCTTATTTGATATAAAAAAAGGATTATTTATTGAAGATATAAAGCAAAAATTTGCATCCTTAAGAATTAAAGGAGACTTCAAATGCTTTACTTTTCTTGTAGATAATGCTACTGCAGAATGCAATAATACCTGTGAATTTTGTGGAACACATAATACAGATAAAGTAACAATAAAAAGTTGGGTAAGAAATTTATGTATATCTTGCCAAGAAAAATATAAAAACAATGACCTTAATTTACGAAATAGTTCTAGTAACTAGAAATGCCAGAGATAAAGTTCAGGTAGCTATAGCTTCTTTAAAACAAGATGGAAATTCATTTTTAATATCCAGAAGAACTGGACAATATGGTGGTAAAATGACTTCTCAACCTGAATTGTTAATAAATCGGGGAAAGGCTAAAAGAACTGTACTACAACAAGCTACTTTAGAATTTAATAGTATAATAAATAAGTATTTAGATAAGGGTTATAAAAAATTTGAGCTATTATCTAAAAAGAAGTTTGAAAATATTACTTCCTCTGAATTAGACGAATTAGTTCCAAGTTTAAAAACAGATCAAGAAGGAAATTTAAAACCAATGCTTGCTAAATCATTCGACAAATGTCAAAATTCTATTTTTGAAAAACCATTATTTAATAGTAGAAAATTGAATGGAGTTAGATGTATGATAAAGTATTCTCCAGAAATAGATTCTTGCATTACTATTAGTCGAGGTGGTAAAAATTATAATATTGCAGCAAGACATATAATTAATGAATTAACTCCATATTTAAGAAACCATCCTGAGCTAGTTTTAGATGGTGAATTATATATACATGGTCAATATCTACAAGTTATTTCTGGTTTGGCAAGATTGGAAACTTGGTCTCCAAAATGTGAGCAGTTAGAGTATTGGATTTATGATTTAGCTATTCCTAATATGGTGTTTACTAATCGTCTAAATGAATTGACTAGCATTGAAATTGAATTTAATGATTCTAAGAAAATAAAAGTTTTAGAACATGTTCTTACTAATAGTTGGCTAGAAATACAGAAATTACATGATGCCTGGGTTTCAGAAGGATTTGAAGGAGTAGTTGCCAGAAAACCTGATAAAGAATATCAATTTGGTAAAAGGGGCTCTGATATGATAAAAGTTAAGATGTATCAAGATGATGAATTTTTGATTGTTGACTATTCTAAAAAACTAAGAGAGGAAGATTTTTGTTTTATATGTCAAACAGAGGATGGAAAATTATTTGAAGCAAAACCTGTTGGAACCAGAGAACATAAAGCAGAGTATCTAGAAAATATTGATGAAATAATAGGTAAAAAAGGAACTATAAAGTACTTTGAGATGTCTAAAGAAGGTATTCCATTACAACCCGTATTCCAATCAGTGCGTTATGATTTAGACTAATATGGAATATACAGTTAGTATAATAGACGAAATATTTCCTGGGTTTTATAATACTGATTATGACCCAGGAAATATTGAGCGATATGATAATGATGGGAATTTAGAAGAAGAATTTACAGAAGAACAATATAAAGAATATACTGATAGATTTTGTGAGTATATAGTAAGTCTTGTAAATCAACATACTCCATTTAAGATTATTAAATGGGAATTAAATTGTCCTCCATCGTATAATTATAGAAATGATGAACTTTGGGTGACAATTGAGACAACCCCAGAAGATATTCTTTATCATTATATAAATCATGAGTATAGAGATTATATATTTGACTATGTTGAATGGAATGAATGGAACAAAGAAGATTATCATGAAGCAATTCTACAACAGCTTATTTCATATTCATTATTTGAATTTCAAGATACATTTATAGAACAATTATATTAAAGAAATGGAAATTAATAATTTGAAATCACTTTCTCCATATATAAGAATTAATAATTCAGATGAATTTTATTTTCTTCAAATAATTCAAAGAAGAAAAGAAAATCCTGACTTGCCAGTTTGTGATAGAATAATTAAAACCTATTATACTACATCTTATGAACAATTGGAAGAAAGATTTTCAAGCATACAAAAACTTTGTAAATTCTATAATGCTAGAGCATATATAGATTTAAATAGAAAAAGTTTTAAAAAAGTTGCTTTTCTTACACTTAAGAAAGTAACAGATTGTTTGATAAGTGAAACATATCAATCAGTTTCTAGTGTATATAATTCTGCTTGTGGACAGACTTCTACAGATGCAGAGAAATTATGGATAGTAGATATTGATACTGAAGATGCTCATATAATAGAGAATGTTATTCATCATATAGAATTATGTTCTTCTAAATTAAATACTAAAACAGAAAAGATTGGTGCCAATGTTATAGACATAATTAAAACTATAAATGGCTGCCATTTAATTACTATCCCTTTTAATGTTAAAGAATTTGAGCCTTTTCAATGTAAACAACCTACTGATATTCATAAGTCTGGTACAACTTTATTATATTATGGAAAAGACGAAATTTTGGAATAATAAAGACTATGTAAAAGATTGGCTTAAAGATTGTAATTTAAACTTTTCAGTAGAAACACTAGGAGCTGGCCATCGTGGAATACTATTATATATTTTTGATGAATCAAAAGTTGAAGAATTTATTTCTAAGTATAATGGCACTGAACCTATTAAAATCATTTGGTGAAACTTATGGTCTACTAGATTTAAGATTTGTAGCTGGGTTAATAGAAAATAGATTAGAAGAACAAGATTAAAATTAATAAAATGTTAAACAAGCCAAAAAATGATAATTACGCAGCTGTAGTTGTAGAGATTAAGACTTTAGTGCCATTAGCGGGCTGTGACTTTGTACAAGCTGCTATTATTATGGGTAACCAAGTAATAGTAGATAGAAGTACGAAAGAGGGTGATATAGGATTATACTTTCCTTTAGAAACTCAGTTAACTGAGTCTTTCTTAAAGGCAAATAATCTTTATAGAAAACCAGAATTAAATGCTGACAATACTAAGAAAGGTTATTTTGAAGAAAATGGAAGAATAAGATGCGTAAAATTTAGAGGTCATAAATCTGAAGGATTATTTATGCCTATAGGTTGTTTAGCTTATATTTTCCCAGATACTTTCAATCCATCTAAAACAGGATTATGGTATCCAAAAGAAGTCAATATTAATATTGGTGATACTTTCGATGAACTTAATGGGATTGAGATTTGTAGAAAATATGTAATCAAAAAATCTAAAACTCCTGGACTTCCTGGAAGTGGTAAAGGTAATAAGAGAGCGAAGAAATATGAAAGTAAATTGATAGAAAATCAATTTAGATTTCATGAAGATACATTGTGTGTCGATTTTTACAGAAATGTAGAAAGTTTTATTGGGTAAACTCGGTGAATCCTAAGTTTGCTTTAATATTTAAAATATTTTATGATTTAATATTTTTATTGATTTTTATATAGTATATTTGTATATTACTTATAAAATATATAAAAATGGCAAAAGAAAAAATTAAATCATTTGATCCTGAATTAATAGAAAAATATTATTCCGGAGAATTAAAATTCAAAGAATTGTGTGAAATTTATCAAGTATCTGTACCTACAATGTATAAATATTTTAATAAATTTGGAATAAAAAGAAGATTAAATATAGTCAAAGAATCAATTAAACATGATTTTTTTAATAAAATAGATTCAGAAGAAAAAGCTTATATTTTAGGTTTTTACATTGCTGATGGTAGTGTATATAAAGGTGATTCTCATCAAGGTTATAAATTTAGTATAGGAATATCTACATTAGATATAGATATTCTTGAAAAAATTCGAGATATATTATCTCCTAATGCGAATATAAATTTTTCTGATGAAAGGATTAATAATTATGGAATAAAAACTAATACAATGTGTAAATTAAGTATATCTTCTAAAGATATAGTTAACACTTTATGTGATTTTGGTTTAGGTGAAAATAAGACTTATTTAACTAAATCTATAATTAATATTGTTCCAGAAGAACTAATGTTTCATTTTATCAGAGGCTATTTTGATGGAGATGGACATATAGGATATAGTAAAGTATCTAAAAAACATGTTGCTAAACAAGATGAAGAAAAAATTTATAATTATATTAATTATAATTTTAGTATTATTAGTTTAGATCATAGTATATTATTAGAAATTTCAAACTTTTTAGAAAAATTTAATTTTACTATAAGTAAAAGAATTGATAAAAATTGTTTAACTATATCTATACATCAAAAATCTGAAATTGAATCTATTTTTAATCTTTTATATAAAAATTCTACAATTTTTATGAATAGAAAATATAATAAATTTAAAGAAATATTGGAAATACCGAACTAACTTAACCTTTAATAAAGTTAAGTAGTGTAACGCGTAGAGGATGAATCTAGAAATAGAATATAATTCCTCCAAGAGTATCCAACACCTAAACGTAAAGTCGTAGGTGAAAATGTACGCTGAGCTATCTGATGAATAAATCAGAATATCTATAGATCTGAAGCAATCTATAGTAAGGAAGAAATTCCTAGAAATAAAGGATAAAAAGCCTTTATGATAACAATACTGACAAGTATGCTTTACAAAAACTTACATCGAATTAATCCAACTGATTTAATTCAAATCAGCTTTAAACTTCATGGTACGAGTGGAATTTCTTCCTATGTTTTATGTAAGAGAAAACTTAATTGGTTTGAAAAATTATTATCGAAATTTAAAGTAAATATAAGAACTGAAAATTACGATTATCTATACTCAAGTCGCAAGGTTATAAAGAACGAAGAACTCAATCCAAATGCTCAACATTATTATGGAGAAGATATTTGGGGAATTGCTCATAAAGAATTAGAACCATTTCTTACAAAAGGAATGACTCTGTATTATGAGATTGTTGGATTTTTACCTAACGGAGGAGCTATTCAAAAGGATTATGACTATGGTTGTGAAGCTAATAAACATGCTATTTATATCTATCGTATTACTTCTACAAATGTGGATGGTAAAGTTATAGAATTTAGTGCTAAACAAGTACAAGATTTCTGTAAAAAGAATGGATTAAATGCTGTTCCTGAATTATATTATGGTTTCGCTAAAGACTGCTTTACTTACATCTATCATTTAGCAGAAGAGCCTCATAATTTTCCTGATCAAAAATGGAATGAAGAGTTCTTAACAGAAATAAAACAAACTTATAATGAAAGGGATTGTTTTATGTGTAAAAATAAAGTTCCTGAGGAAGGTATAGTTCTAAGAATTGAGAGACTTGATTTTGAGGCATATAAACAAAAATCTAACAGATTTTATGAAAGAGAAACTAAACTTCTTGACGAAGGAGTTGAAGATATCGAATCTGAAAATTAAAATTTAAATGATTCTTTTATGGATAAAAACACTTTTTTAAATTATATCAATTCTTCCTGGAAGTATTGATTCAATTAATCATGCAGAAATAATAAATGGGTCTCTGATTTTAACCTCCGATTCTAAGAAATATACTTTTAAATGTTATTCATCTGATATAGAAACAGGTGCTTTTGAATGTAAAACATTTTTTCATAAAGATGTTAATTCTGGCGAAGTGTTTTATAAAATAAGGTAAAATATGAAACTGATAAAGCTGCAATTCATGCAGCTATTCTTTATAATATTAAACCTGAGACCATTCATAAAAGAATAGCATATAAATGTAGTAAATGTGGCTTTTGGCATATAGGCAGAAATAAAACTACTATAACAAATGCAGATAAAGAAAAGTTAAAAATTAAACATAATTTAAAGTAAACAAATTATGAAAATAAAGTATACAAGTGAAACTAATATTTCTGATTCAATTATATTAGAAATTGTAAATGAGTACTTAAATTACAATTATTTAGATGAAGTTACTAGTTTAGAAAGTTGTTCAAAAGAACTAATAATCAAAGCTTTAACAGACAGTGATGCTATTGAAGAGATTTTTTATGAATTTGATTCTGATAAATTTAAAATAGAGATTTTAGATGGAGATAATAACTAAGAGATCAGAAAATATGTCTTTTGAAGAATATAGAGAGCATCTTATTCTACAAAATAAATATATTAAAAATTATTTAAAGGGAAAATTATATTATCTATCTAGTGAAATATTATATCATGAAAATGATATTAATAAATTATTTGGATTTAGAAGAACGTACAATCCTTTTATTGGAAGTGTTAAAAATGATTTAACAAATCCCATCAATAATATGAGTGAAGATATTTCTTAATTTTTATTATAATGAAAAAAATAGAAGCTAAAATTGTAGCAGACAGTATCTCACCTCAAGGACATAGGATAACTACGTTTTTATTGACTTATCCTAGATTCATTCATGGAGAAGTAATGACTCATAGATTATTTTCTAGAAACTCTGCAAGTAGTAGGGCTATACCATTTGAGAAAATGGTTAAAATGGTTGAAGAAGACCCTTTTATACCAATAGCTTGGCAAAAAGATCATAAAGGTATGCAAGGAGTTGAATATCTTGATGAAACTATGGTTGATGTTGCAAAAGAGGAATGGTTATACGCAAGAAAAGACGCTGTAAGAGCCGCTAAAATTCTCAATAAAGAAGAATTTGTTACCAAACAACTCTGTAATAGATTATTAGAGCCTTTTATGTGGCATACTACTTTAGTAACGGCTACAGAGTGGGAAAACTTTTTTGAATTAAGGTGTCCTAAATATACAGATAATCAAGAAAATGTCTTTAAAAGTAAAAAAGATTATCTTAATACTCATGGTTTAGCTGGTGTATTATCTGAAGAAGGTTTTAGAAGTATTAATAAATCTCAAGCAGAAATTCATATTCAAGCATTAGCAGAAGCTATGTGGGATGCTCGTAATGAGTCTACTCCACAGATACTTCAAGCTGGTGAATGGCATATACCATTTGGAGATCAAATGGATAGTAATGCTTTACATGATTATGATATTGTTGAACTTGATAATTGTTATGATATAGATGAACTGAAAGTAGCAGTAGCTGTTGCTAGATGTGCTCGTTTATCTTATATGACTTTTGACGACGAAATAAATTATAAGAAAGACATTGAACTATTTCACACTCTGCTAAAGAATAAACATATGTCTCCATTTGAGCATGTAGCTAAATGTATGACTGAATTAGAATATTATTCTTTTATTAAAGGTAAATATCCAACAACACTAGATCAGTGGGGAATAGTAAACTATGAAAACTATCCTATAGTTCATAAAAAAATGTTTGAAGAAGAATTAATTGGAGAAAATCCTAATAACGGAAATCGTTATGGTTGGTGTAATAATTTAAGAGGATTTGTTCAATACAGATTCTTTTTAGAAAATAAAGAAAAATAATGAGTGATTTTAAAAGGAGACTAATTGACGAACAAGTCGAATTAGAAGAAAAATTAGATAAATTGGATCTATTCCTTGCATCAGAAAAAGTAGATCTAATTACAGATGGTAGAAACTATTAAGAGTACCACTAATTACCCAAAACAAATTAATGAACATAATGCTCTTGCAGATGCTAGATGGAATTATGAGTTATATAAATTTTTAATGGAATTATGAGTTACACAGAATATCAGTTTTTATAATGGGGGAACTTGTTTATCAGAACTTTTGGAGGAGTACCTTTTAAAAATTATTAAATAATTATGGAAAAATATATTTTGATTGAATGGCCTGAGGTTCAGGCTTATATGGAAGAAGATTGGTTTGAAAAAGAGGCTATATTATCTTCTGAATCTAGTGCTTTTTTTATTCCAGAAAAAAGATATTATGAAGATGTAATTGATTATATTATTGTTGAATCTGAAAGGCTTGCTACTATGCTACCAACTAATTCTTCAGAAAAAACATATATAGAAAATGAATGGAAAAATAAATATCCATTTGAAGGTGGGATGTCTACATATGAATCAATATTAAATCTAAAATTTCAATTAGAAAAAAGTGAAGCACAAAGCTAAATTTAAATCTATAAAAAATGTTAGAGTATTGATATGCTCTAAATGTAATATAGTAATTAAGGAAGAAGAGTTTTTTACTCCAGAAGAAATTGAAGCATCTAAAGGTAATATAAAGATCCCTGCACAATATTGTGATGAATGTGAGGAAAGGATAAAATATGGAGAATAGATTTAAAGTTGTAATCTTAGATTATGAGAATGAAAATGTAAGTATATTCAGTATAGATAAAAATATTATAATTGATATGGATGAATACGAATTATATGAATATATAAATAAAGAATATTCTGTTTACTTTAATCCTTCTAACTGCCTGCTATTATATGTATAGTAATAATCTTTCAGTTAATATTTATTAATATGGCAATAATAGGAATACATGGAAAAATAGGATCTGGAAAGGATACTGTAGGTAAAATGTTTCAATATCATATTGATAGAAAAAGAAATGGATATACTAATCCATCTTCTTTAGAAGATTTCAATAGTTATATAAATAATGGACATGATTTAAAATGTGGGTGGGCTATTAAAAAATTTGCCTATGCATTGAAACAGGTATGCTCTATAATATTTAATATTTCTATAGAGGACTTAGAACTTCCAGAAGTTAAGGCTAAATTTTTGAATCCTAGCTGGTACAGATATTATTTTGAAAGACAATACACAGATGCAGACCATAATTTGTATTTTAAAAAATTTATTTTTTCCTCAATTGAAGATGCGGATTACGCCCATAATTATATTACTGATGGAGCTATTCGTGCTGAATTTCCTACAATCAGATCTTTTTTGCAGGAAATTGGCACTAATGCAATGAGAAATGTCATACATCCAGATATTTGGGTAAATGCTCTAATGAATAAATATGCTTATAATAATCCAATTTTCTATGAAGGAGGAGTAGAATCTCCAGATTATGAAGATATTTCCCCAGATTGGATTATAACTGATGTTAGATTTAAAAATGAAGTGCAGGCTATTAAAAGAGTTGAAGGCATTATAATCAAGATAATTAGGACTGATGTCCCTGAAAATTTTTCTAGTAAACATATTTCTGAAAATGAGCTGAATAACTATAAATTTGATTATGATATTATAAATAATGGTTCTATGGAGGATTTACTAGGAAAGACTTATGAATTATTAAATATTATATCTAATGAACATCCTTCCTATAACATATGAAGAATTAATTTCAAATAATACAAATCATATTTTTGTATATTATGGATGCAAATTCTTAGAAAATTTTGGTAAATTTAAAAGAGGCAAAATTTATAAAGCTATTTTAGTTGATTATATTAAAGGAGAAATAGCTTATTTTGGCCCTAATAAAGGAGACATGATAATAGAACATTTTGTGATATGCAAGAAATAATTTTTTGTGTTGGATTACCTGGAAGTGGAAAAACAACTTGGGCTAAGCAATTTTGTTTAGATAATCCAAATTATGTAAGAATAAATAAAGATGATTTAAGAATATTATTAGGCAATCCTAAATATTCTAGAGATTTTGAAGATCTGGTATTAAACATAGAAAGAGAAATGGGTCTAGCAATTTTGTGGACTGGAAAATCTCTTATTGTTGATGATACGAATTTTTCAAAAATTCACTATAAATATTGGAAAAGGATTTCTGATATAAAAGGTATTTCCTTCACGGAGAAGTATTTTGATACCCCAGTTGAAGAATGTATTAGAAGAGATTCTGAGCGCGAGAAATCGGTTGGAATTGATGTTATAATGAATATGTATGAAAAGTACGTTAAAATAGAACTTTAGAATATTTTTAATGGACAAGAATTTAATTAAAAAAATACTTACATCAAAGAAAGTAGAATTAGAAGATGTTAATAAATTCATAGTAGACTACGTTTTATTTAAAAAGAATAAAAATATTTCTGCTGAAGAATTAAATGGGATCTTGACTCTAATTAATAATGGAATCTTTGATCTTAGAAGAGCTCTTATAGATGCAGCAAATTCAGTTGATTTGACTGTTCTTACTGCATTTGATAAGAAAGGAATAATTATTAATACCTATGTGTATTAATTTTTGTGTTTTGTTTATTTTTTTTTTGTATTTTTAAATTTGGGGACTTACGAGTAATCGTTTGTCCCCAAATTTTTTTTACATTAATTATACAATTATTTTAATTTATTTGTATTATTTTTGCGTTTTAAAATTACATAAAATGGAATCAAATTTTGCAACCTTTAAACCAATTGAACTTACGCCTAATCCTGATAAAGAGGATATTGTTAAATATTATCTAGATAATGATATAACTCCTGAAAATCCAGCTATATCAAATTTTTTACAATTTGAGGAAGCTAAATCTGAAAGTATTCCAGAACCTCCAGATGAAACTAAAGAATCTATAAATTTTATTGGATTAAATATTCCTACTATTCCAAAAAAATCATCTAATACTACTAAGATACCTATAAATGAATTTGGGAAATATGTAGTAAATTATTTTGTTTCTAAGGGATTATCTAAAGAACAAGCAGCAGGAATTGCTGGAAATTTACAGGCAGAATCTAATTTTAATCCATCAGTTTATGGAGACAATAAAACTTCTTATGGACTTGCTCAATGGCATAATAATAGATTTAATAATTTAATACAATTTGCTAAAAATAATGGTGCAGATTATTCAGACCCAAAAATTCAACTTGATTTTATTTGGGAGGAATTACAAACTTATGAAAATAAGGCATTAAAAGAACTTCTTAAAACTTCTACTGCAAAAGACGCAGCAAAAAGTTTTGCAACACATTTTGAAAGGATGAAACTTTATTCTCCAATAAGAGAATATTATGCAAATTCCTTAATATAAAAATAGCCCTACCGCAATTGCGCAGTAGGGCTATTTTTTTTTACATTACCATTTGAATACTTCTGCAGCACCGACATTTCTAGTCATTACCTCAGTGATATCTTTATCCCCATTCAATGCAGATCATACATCACTAGCTGTTTTCTTTCCTCAAGATAAAAATACAGGCTCTGAACTAACTCCTCCAAGTGTACTCTGATATACATTATATTCATTTGTTACCTTCTTATTTATGGAGCTAGACATTGAAGCTAAACTTCCAGATATTCCATCTGTTCCATTTTCTTCTATAAAAGAATCAAGTAGTATTTGAACAAATTTAAATAACATAAATATTAATCCAGCATCAGCAAGTGCCATTAAAGCTCTTCTATTTCTTTCTTCTGAATTCTTTATGTGTGAAAAATTTAATGTAAATATATCTTTTAAAGTTCCTACGACAGAATAATATAATCCTTCATAAGGAGTTCCCACCCATTCTAATACTGGATCACCAGTATCTTCCTCAGTTTCTTCTGTATATATATTTCCATTTTCTGATTCTATTGTTTTATGGTATTGGTATATTTTAGTACCATCTTTATCTACTATATATTTGTGTTGAATTTTTCCCATTGGACTTTCTTCTGATGGAGTAGCAAATCACATTTTCATTTTACCTGGCCAGAATTGCATGAACTGTAATCATGTCATTCCTCACCAAGTATTATTTGCTTGTGATTGAGCATCTTTATCATAATATCCATAAGCCATATCAGAGAAAGATTTTAAACTTGTTCTTTCTATTTCTGAATATGCTTTTGGAACTAATTCTTCATCATATTCTGTAAACACTCTTTCTCCGCTATATTCCTTATTTAATTGATCTTGGAGAATTAGATATCTCTGCCTTTGCTCATTGTATTTTTTATCACTTTGAGCAGCAATATATTTTCCATTCTTCATATGGTTTTTTCTATTAGCAAGATAATATTCAAATCTCTTATCTTTAGTAGCATCATATATAAATTTTCCATCAATTAAATTATGTGCTTCATAACTTCCATCATGAATCATTTTAGCTAAAAATATAGATAACCTATTATAATAATCTGGAATTGTATTACACATATACATATATCTTCCAACTCCTCTGAATAGTCCATGTCTATCAGTTTGCAATTTTTTAGATATTGTATTAACATCCATATTCGCAAATCTGTAATAGTGATTTAGTCTATCAATTAAATTAAATTCTTCAGAGAATTTATGGTCTATTGCTAATAGTTTTGCATATGCTGAACTTAAATCCTGCACTGTAAATTGATCTTTTCCATATATTTGAGTAGCTGCTAAAGACATTCCTTTAAATAATCCTATGGTCATTTCCTTTACAAATAACGCAGGTCTAAAGGCTAATAACATTGCAGTAGATAATCTTTTCAAAGTTGCTGTTACTTTTGCATAATCTTTAAATTCATCATCAATTATTGGTTCATCATATATAGACAGACTCATCTGATTTGAGATATACTCCAATTGATTTGATATATCTTCATTTTCTTTTCCAGCTAAAAATTTAATCCATCATATGTAAGCATTTATAATAGGAAGTTTTTTATCCATAGTAAATTTTCTGATTTTATTAAATGCAACTCTATGTGCAATTGTATCTAAGTTCCATTCAAAATAATTTACTGTATGTTTTTCAATTGCTTTTGCAATATAGTTACTATCTTGCCTACCATATACATCATACATTTCATAAAATCCCATCTTTTGTTTTTCAATAATATCCAATTGATCTGGAAGAAGTTCTCTTGGATCTACTAAATCGTTTATCTCTCCCATAAATGGCTTTATTTTATCTTGCCATAACTTTCCAGGAGATTCTACAATCCCGCCGACTCTAGAAATTTCTTCCCTCCTTATTACAGGCATTTCAAAATACTCACCACTTTCAATAGCTTCTTTAAGTGTGGCATTTTCCATTAAAGACTCTAATTTATTAGGGTCTAATTTTTTTGCCTCAGAATCTGGTATGTGATATTGAAATACATTTATTATAAACAATATATTTTTTAAATATTCTCGTTGAGCATCAGTAAGTATATTTTCATTATCAACTACATATGGATTCTTGGTTTTGAATTCATTTGATACTTTTCCGTCTTTTTGAAGCCACAAATCTTTGTATTTACTTTGTGTTTCTCCGATAACTCCTCGGTTAAATTCTTTAAATCCTATCTCTTTATAATATTTTTTTGTATGCCCATATATAATTTCTGATATTGCTACCATAGATTCTCCTATATGCTGATTCGCAGTGGACATTATTTTATTTATGTTTTTTAAGTCTTTTGAAGCAACTCAATCTGGAGTTGTTCATATAAGCCCTTGAACAATTCCTTGTATTCTTTTTCCTTCTCTATTATATTTCTCTAAATTATCAGTATATAATGCAGCTATTAAACTTTTAAAATCTGAAAATCCAAAGCTGAACTTTGAAAGTCTTTGAAAATCCCCTGTTAAATCCATTTGAGATTTTGATACTATTGCTACTTGTAACAATGCCAATAAAACTTCTTTTGGATCATCAAAGTTTAAAGTTGGATTTATAGTTTTTAATTTATAGTCTGGAAATTTTTCATACAAAGTTCTTTGTATATCAATCAACTGTTCCAAATCTATTTCATCTAAACTAGTTTCTCTAAACTTTGCAAAAATTTCATTTATTTCATCTTTATTAGAGCCATCAAATTTTCTTAAATTTGCATCTAGATTATACAAAGCAATATCTGTTATTCCAGCTATGTGCTTTTCTTTATCTAGTTTTAATTCCTCCCTAAACCCTATAGTATACATTCTATCTACAAATTCATCAAATTTATTATAGGTATTCCTAGAATATACTTGATTATTTAATGGATTATATATTATTATTTGAGCTAATTTTCCACTACCAAGTGGCATCAGCATATCTTTAAAAGTATTTATAAATAAAAATGATTTTAAAAACTCTAAATCTCCATAATTCACATTTGGTAAATCATTTTCTAATGCAGTTGCATAAAATTGATTTGCTGATAAACTAATTAAATTTATGTTTCCATTCTTATTATTTTTCAATACTATTAATCCCATAGCTAATGCCTCAGGAATACTATCAATTACAGACCACTCTTCGTTTAAATATTCTTTGAGTAGGTGATTAGTCGTGATGTCTTTCTCAGAATTATAAGAACTTGTTTGAATAGGATTATTAGTTTTTATAGCTGATATAATAGCATCTTTTAATATAGATACATTTCTATTTACTTGAGTCTTTACATGTGCTACATATTTTTCAATTTGATCTCTAAATTCCTCTTCTGTTGCAGCCTCTATATAACCTTTTTTGAGTCCAGGTGCATCATCAAAATTGTTCCATTTTCTTCAAACTTTTTCTTTGTCATACCTTTTCCTTGCTGCTTCAATTATTGAATCTACATCATAATCCTCTATCCCAGTCTTAACTTCATAATTTGGGATTAATTTATGTAATTGATCTGTTAAAATATCCATTCTTTCTGGATCATAATCTGCTATTACTGCCCTTGGAATTATTTTATTAGCTGCTACTGTTATGCTTCCAGTATCGTTCAATCCACTATTTCTTATTGACTTTCTATTTACAATATTTTGAACAATAATTCCATTTGGATTACCTTTTACACTTAGTCAAACAGGAATAACGTATAGCATTGTTTTGTTTATATTTACGTGTTGTCCAAGCAATTGTCTATATAAAGCAAGCTGCCAATCTAATGTTAATGTTTTTGCTGCGTCCCAATCATCGTAATTTGTTTTGGATACTTTTATTTCAAAGATATGAGGATCTCCATTTGAGTCTACAGCTATTAAGTCTATTTTACCCTTTAATCCTTTTGAATATGTATTTATAGGAGTATTTGGTAGACTTGATAGAAAAATTTCAGTTATAAAAGCCCCAGATTTTTCTATGTTTTTTATTTTCTCTACTATTGAATCAGAAATTTCATCAATTTTATTTACTCATTCTTCATCTGAATAGTCTCCTAATATGCTATTCCCTTTATTATCCTTTATATATTTTAACACCTTATTCTTATAGCCAGTATCTCTTATTTTTGAAGATATTACATCATGCAATAATATTCCGAAGTTCTTAGTTTCCTCTTCATATTTAATATCAGATTCTATTTGACTTAATAAGTATACTAATTTATTTTCTGAAACTCCTGAAAACTCAGGGGTATTCTTTAAAGTTTCTAATTTATTTTGAGTATATTCTAATCCTGTTATATCAACATCATCTTTTATAGAATCTAATTTTTCTTTCACATAACTGTAAATTCTATTTTCTTCAATATATTCTGGGGCCAATCTTCCTCCTTTTGTGGATATTCCTAACAAATTAAAAAGACCAACATTTTGTTTTGTAATTAAATCAGTAACAGATAATTCTTCGTTATTAGAAAATGAATTTGTGTCTTTTATTTTCTTTATAGCATCTATTGTACTTGACTGAATTTCTGTACTACTAAATATTGCGGCATTTTTTAATTGAAAGTTGTCTTTGAAAAAACTTTTTATTATATCCTGAATATTTTCTACTTTTTCGCCATTTTTATAATAAAAACATTGTCCCATTTTAACTACAATTTAAGATTATATTATTATTTTTCATTCATTCTCTCATCATTGGCTCAGTTGTAACCATTCCTAAATTCATTAATTCACTGCTTATATCATTCCTATCTATTTGAAATAGGTCCATTAATGGGGTTTTTAATAATTCTATAGGATCTTCTTCAAAGCTTACTATATAATCATCATTTACTTCTCCTAATGCCACTTTTAATCCATTTACAAAAGATTCCATGTCCTGGAAACTTTCTAAAAAATCTTCCTGACTTTCTAGTTTTGATGCTACATATGAAACAAATATTTCTTCTGCATCAGTTATGTTCATATCTGGATTTTTAATCACAGTTTGAATAAGAGAATGATATATTTCTGGATGTTTATATCTTAAAGGAGTTAAAAATAAGTGTAAAAATTCGTGCACAACATCTTCTGTTTGTCCTATATTTTTATTTATTAATATTCTTGTTTCTCCCTTTTTATTTGTCTCTATTTTTGCTTTTTGGTTTGATTTAAAATTTCCTTCTTTTTCCTCTACTAAAGAAACTTCCATATCTAATTTCTTAGATATTTTTGATAAACTTTTAATTAGTTTATTTATTGCTTTATTAGTAGCTGGTCTAGATTCCAATTTTGCCTCTTCAGACACTTTATTTACTTCTTTTAATACTGCTCCTATTTTTCTATTTCCTTCTTGTATGTATAAATTTGCTATACTTCCTACTATTGCATTTTTATCATTTCCCCTATTTAAAAGATCATCAATATTAAATTCTTTTTCAACTGTTATTATTTTTCCAGTTGGACTTATACTATTAAAATGAGCAATTACTTTGTCTTCATTAACTGAAGTTACTCTATAAATTTTTGAATCTATTTCATTAGCTTTATATAAAGAAAAATATACTCCAGGAAATAATACTCCTAGTTCTTTTTTAGTTTGTAAATCTAGAGAATCAAAATATTTTATTTCCATTAAAGATTCTAAATTTCTTTTGAATTTATTACTTTCCGAAGATTTTTTAGTAACTCACATATTTTGATTTTTATCCAGCCCTAATTTTTCTTTCATTAGATCTGTAATATCTATATGTTTTTCTGGGTTAAAATATTCTGGTTCTATGTAACTTCCTATATTTGCATATCCTCCTGTTAATAATTTAATACTATTTAAATCTGAATTTTTTGGTATTACATATATAACTTGTTTTTCAAGTGCTACATTATCAGGATATTCTTTAAATGAAATTTCAAATTGGTTACTTCTTATAGTAAATAAAAAATAATCTGTAGAAATATCTCTATCAGTAAAAAATAATACTTCTGGTAATTTATCTAAGTTTAGAATTATTTTATCAGTAATATCTTCATTATATGTTATTACTTTATTATCTTCCAAGACTTCCCCATATTTTTTTGTATTTCCATCCATAAAAAAGAAAAAATCTCCTGGTCTAGCTTGCTCTTTATTGCTGAAAGAAGACATTGTTGCTGTACTTCTAGTAATATTTTTAACTTCCTCTTTTAATCTTAATATATCCTCAATAGTAAGTTTACCTTCTGCATCCTTTAAGCCTATTAAATTCTTCTTTTCAGTCTGCATTATCGCGGCTCCTTTTGTACCTTTTACAATTGAGTATACATATGTATCATCCGCCAATAGTATTTTCTTATAGAATTTTTTTCCATCTAACTCAAATAAAAAATAATCTCCTTTTGTTAACTGAGTTCCATCATTTATTTGTACAAATTTATTTGGTTCTATTTTTTTATCATTATTTAGTTGGGAAGCTTTGAGAGCTTTCATTGATTTTATTTTTCCATACCCAATTGATTTTATTTTTTTATCTGGAGTCTGCACATATATTACATTTGGATATATTCCTACTACTAGATTTCCATTTACCAAATCTCCTTTAGATATTATTTCTTTTACTATCTTTGGATTCATTTCAGCTTTTGATATTATCATCATCCCATCATTTGGTAATACTATTTCATCCTCTATCATTGGTGATATTGGATCTTCCAGTTTTCTATATTGAAGTTCTCCCGGTTTAAAAACATTATCAATTCTTTCTATTTCCCCATATTGATTTCTAAATTTACCATAGACTATTACATTTTCTCCTCTTTTAAAAATATGAGTTACTAATGCAAATACACCCTTGTCACCACTAGGAAACTTTACTATATCCTGATATGGTATAATATTTTTTACACTATTCTCATATAAGTCTCCCTCTATTGTTTGTATTATTGAATAGTTATGATCTCTGACTTGAGAACTCATTCTATCAAATGGAAGTAAATCATTCTTGTATACCTTTTCTATTTCTAATTCTTTACTTATAAATTTCTCAGTTTCAACAGCTTTTAATATATTGTTCTTTCCATATGTCTCTGGAAATAATTGCCAGAATAAATTTTTAATTGATTTTATTAATCCCAAACTTTCTGGATTTATTGTTAATGCAACTAAATTAAGTATTTGATCAATTTGTTTTGATATATCTTTATCAGTACTTAATGCCAATAATTTTTCTAATTGTGACTGCTGCACTTTATTATTTTCCAATTCCCCTATAAAAAATTTATTTATATCAAAATCTTCTTCATTAATGTCTATTTTTCCATACTTTTTAAACTTTATAATCTTATTTATTTCTTTTAAGATTGGCATAAGTTTTGATTTATCTACTTTTAATGCTTCTCTTTTAAACAGTCCTAAGAATAGAGACAAATCATTGTTAAGTTCATATAATACTATATCATCCATGGACCATGCATTTACTAGAAATTGTCCCTGTATTCCATATATAGTATTCTCTCTATTTTTATTTTTATAGGTGTCAGCAAGAATTTTTAAGAAAGTTAATAGATTTTTAGTAGTATCATTGTAAAATCCAAATATTTTATTTTCTTCATTTTTGGAATTTACTCTATATCTTTCTTGTACTAAATTTGTTAAACCTAATGTTCCAGAAGCTCCTATATTTTGAAAGTAACTTAATTTTCTAGGTTTCTGTAATTTCTGCTTTAGTTCTGATAACCTTTTATTATAGTTCTTTCCTTTATCCTCTGATAAATAATCATATAATACAGATCCAAGAGAATCAAAAGAACCTGAATTTTCTATTATATTATTTATTTCTTTATAGAAGGTTTCTTTGTCTTTATTTTTTAATATAATAGTTTTTATTTTTTCAGGGGTTATTTTATATTTAGTTTCAGCTTTTATTGACCCAGATAATTCTCTTAACACTTCCTGCTGTTCTTCATCATTATTAGATGAAAAATATTTATCATATAATTTATCTATTGTTTTACTTTTTTCCAAAGTTTCAAAACCTGAGGGGAGTGTTATGACTCCCCCTCCAGGTAATTCTAAAATATACTTACACTTTCCCATTATTTAACATTCAAATTTAATTATAAATCCTCTGCTTTTTAGTAATCTTAGTACCTCACTAAATTCAGATTGTGTTTTCTTAGCATCTTGACTTTCTGTAATTGATGTTACTACTAAGAAATCTCCATTTGTAACAGATAATTTCTCATTAGTCCTTGCCCCATTGTTTATAGTTAATTTTCCTCCACTTTGTAAAGCGTAGAATAATATATCATTTGAAAGTTGTTTAAATGCTTTTCTTTTTATGATTTCTACTGTTTCAGTATCCCCAGATTCTAAAGCTGTCTTGTATTCAGGATATTCGTTCATAATATCCTCTATGCTAAATAAATTTATTTCTCCTGAATCTATCTTTGAAGAAAACATCACATAATCATATCCTAAAGAATCTTTTTCTTTTATATAATCCTCAAATAGTGGGGTTAATCTTAAACTTCCATATTTTTCATTATTTAATAATAAATTATACACATAGAATAAATCCTTTCATCTTAATAATTCATTTGCTGAATTTTTTACTAAATTTTTAGTACTTGAGTTGTTGTCTAAATCATTAAATGCTTTTATTAATTTTTGGGCTTTATCTCTAACTACTGCATTGTTTAATTCTCCTAATGAAAATGTAGACACTATTCCAGAAGTTCTTAATCCAAATATATTTTTTACTTCTTGTATTTTTAAGGAGTCTAATAATATATTAGAATTTTTTTGTAATAATGGGAGTAATATATCTTCCATTAATCTTTTGAAATTTGCAATGCCATAATTAGTGTCTAATGTTATTATTGTATCTTCTGCATCTTCTTCATTTACTTTCTTTGAAAAGTTTGATACATTATCATTACTCCAAGCTTCGTCAGACGTATATACTAAATAATTTTTTATTACATCTTTTTTAGCTTCTCTATTATAATCATTTAATTGTTTTATTAAACTAGTTACATTAAAAGTTAATTTAGAAGTAGCTTCACTTTTTAACCACTTTGATTTTAACATAACATCTATACCAGATAATGATTTAGTTATCATTTGATCACTTATACGTGGATATAATCCTGGATTTCCCATTTGATTTTTTATACTTGGGTTAGGATTATCCTCCTTACCACTAAATACTACTCTATGAGAATTTTCCCTTAATACATCTTTTACTACTGTAAATGCAGTTGCATATTTAATAGAAGTATTCATTAAGATATTATGAGAAAGCATTATTCCATTTATCATTTCTTTAAAATGTGGGACTTCATCAATTACATCAAATATATTATAAGTATTTTTTATTAAATTATAATATTGTTTTGTTAATTTTCTGTATTCATCATTCTCTTTTGATCCATCTACAAAATATCTAAAATCAAAATTTCCTCCTATAATACTTACATACTTAGAATGTCTTTTCCCCTGTTCATCTACATAACTTACTGATACATTGCTAGCTTTTTCAAGTAAATCTTCTACATATTTTCTATCCAGTTTTGAATTTAATGCTTTATTATGTTGCATAATTTTATCAACCAATCCCTTAAATACTTCTCTTACTTCCTTAGCTTTTCCTTTATCTGGAGAATCTTTATATTTATTTCACTCATTAAGAAGTCTTAAATCATTGCCAAACACATTATTTTCTCTAGCATATAGAGTAGTTTCTAAAGATGTTAAAAAGTCATTTATTTTTTCTACATTTGCAGATCTCTTTTGATTGGCTCCTAAGATTTTTGCTAAGAATTTAATTTCCTGTGCTCCATCATATATATCTTTTAGTACTGCTAAGTCATTTGATTTTGATTCATTGTTTTTATATGTCCCTTCTAAGTTCTTAAATATAACTGGTATAATACTACTATTTTCACCTAGTAAAGAGTTACTTTCTAATGAACTGATTACATCATCTATTATTTCAGATGTCATTATTTCAGAAACTTGACCAGGAGTAAATCCTAATGTAAGTAAATAGATATGCATTGAAGCTAATTCTACTGTTGCATTAATTTTTGCCATAAGTAATTCTTTAGCATTATCAGTTGCTGCAGATGTAAAACTAGATAAAGAAATTGCTGCATCATTTCTAAATGCATCAAAATTACCAATAGCTTTTTCTATTGCAGCTTTTTGAGAATCATCCATACCTACATCACTAATAGCACCAATTTTGTAAGTTTTTCCATTTGAGAATTTAAATTCTTTTATAAATGTTTTATTACTTCTTCTTATATCCTCTGAATTATTTGAAGAAAAATTATTGAAGTAATTGTTATAATAACTAGTTAATGCAAACAGTACTTTAAGTCCATTAGCAGCTATACCAACATCATCCTTACCTACTGATGCGTCTCTTTGTTGTTTATAATAACTAAACATATCATATGAAGACAAAAATTCTTTTTCTATGTTTTTTGAGGCTATTGCTGCATTAGCAGCATTTTGCCAAACTTCAACATCTACTGGAATATTTGCTAAAATTTGATTACTTGGAGAAGATATGATTTGTTTTATTTTTGATACAATGGAATTTTTTACAGAGTGTTTATTTTTTACATACCCATTATCTAGATTATGCTTATTTATTAAATTTATTAATATTTTTGCATCCTTATTATTATCAGTTGTAAAAACATTTCTATTTCCAGTATTTTTTACATAATCATTAACTTTTCTTATTATAATATTTAGTAAATTTAATTGCTTTACAGATAATTCATTCATTGCAATTGTTTCTTCAATATTATCTATGACATCTGTTAATGACTCTTCTTTACTATAAGTAAAAAATTCTTTGGTTTCGTTTGTTAAATCTAGACCATCTGTAGATAATTCTATTTTCTTATTGGTTGGTATTGGAAATTTTTCCAGCACATTTAATTGATCTATACTAGAATAATTACTTATCTTAGATATAGCTTCAAATTGTCCATTAGAACTAAATCCAGATCCAAGCATATAAGCTTTATCAATATCCGTTTAACCTTTATACTTTCATACAAAGACTGACTATATCTTCATTATATTTAATATATAATGTCTCGCATTTCGAAACCTTCATTTTGTTTTTGAATAAATTCTTCTTTAGTTAAATCTTTTCTTATTTTATATAATAAACTAGGAACTTGTTGTATGTAAGGTTTTACAATTTTACAAAATTTTTCAGCATCAGCTTCCGTACTAGAAGCAATAGAATATGTATTTTTCCCTTCATTTAAAAGTCTAAATTTTATATCCCATTTTTCTAAAAAATATTGAATAATTATAGTTGCTATTTCTAGCTTTACACAAGTTGCAAACTTTATTGTATGTTGGATAGTAGTCCTTTGCTTAGAAGTATTAACATTAATATGTCCATCATCCATATACCAAATTGCAAGTCCCTGAGTATTTAACCAATTTAAAAGATTTCTTGATAAAGTCTTTTTGGGTAAATAAACAGATCTTCTTAATGCTTTTATAGTAGCATTTAAAGACATTTGCGAATATAAAACTTTTTTACCAGTATTATATCCTGAATTTGATATATATGTTTTTAAACCATTATTTTTTATATTTAAACTATCTAGAAGTAGTATCTTCCAATTTAAATATTCTAATTGATCCTCTCCATGAGAAAGTTTAAAAACATAATTAGATGAAATAGTTCCATCTCCTAATAATAAAGCAATAAGTAATTGCTTTTGTTCTACATTTAACTTTTTAGTAATTTTTCTTTTAAACATAATGAATTCATTTAATAATTAATACTAAATGAAAGTTTCTACTCCCCTCCGGGATAGTCGATGAACCTTCATCCTAAATACAAATTTATAAAATTTTATCCATTTAAAAGTCTATATTTTTATAAATTTTATCTAGGACGCTTGGATGCGGATTGTCCAATTTTTTACCTTTTTACAATATCTATAATAGTTAATTATAGCCCTTAGATCTATTACTAGTCTAAGTTTGTAGTAAAAACTCTCAGGAGTTCCCCGCAGTTAACGAGATTTATTATAGTGACTCCAATATTATCTAAAGTCACTGCCTTGTAATCATATTTGCCAAACTGATACAAATGCATCATTTGAATTTCCTTGCATATAAGCAATATTTTGCATTTGCATAAATGATTGCATAGATTGAGCAGGGATACGTGCAACTACAAATTCATGAGATTTTTCTCAAGAAGCATACATTTTTTTACTCAATTTATCTATTATATGTTTTTTATGTAATTCAAATCATTCAGTATCTAAATTATTTTTATCTATTGGAACATAATTAGAAAATTTTGAAAATTCATTTAAAGTAACTTTATTTAATTTAAGTTTATCAACTATATCACTGTCAGAACCCATTAATGGAACTATAGTTCTTATAGATCCTTCAAAAGAATTTATAAGATTAGCTAAATTTTCTTTAAAGGGTTCTTCAATATTTAGAATTTTACCTTCTTTAGATTTAACTGATGAGGCAGCTTTTACATAAATAACTTCTCTTCCGTCTTGCTCTATAGCTCTTACATAATTATGGTCTGGAATTACATATATTTTTTCTCCCTTTTCATTAAGTCTAACAAATTTTCTAGTAATATCCCCATTATCAAGAGGTCTTTCTAGTTTTATATTTAATTTATAATCATTTCCTGGAAGTTTATCAGTATATTTTATATATATTGGATGATCTACTCCTTCTACTATTAACTTCATATCTGCTTTAAATGAATCCTCTTCAAATAATTTTTCTAAAGATTCTTTAAAGTATTCACTTCCTTTAGATTTTATTTCATATATTGAACTATTACTATCAGTGTTGAATTTAGAATTATATAAATTACCTAGTATTAATTCTGCAGCTTTAAAATCATAATCAGATATTTCTTCTGTTATATTCATGTAACTATCTTTAACTTCCCTAAATAATTTTACTAAATTATCTTCCCCGAAAATTTCATCCATTGTGGAAGTATTTACAGATTTCATTACCCTATTAAGTTCTAATAAGTTTAAATTTCTTTTTGTTCATAGATTTAGGTACTTAATTAATATATTACTTGCTTGAGTGCTATCAGTTTTAAAGTCCTCAATAAGATTTCTGCCATTTGAAACTTTAGTATAAAAATTACTTAAATGAATAAACTCTTTGTCAGATTCATTAAGCATTTTATTTTTATACATCTTCTCGAACTTATATCTAAGCCTTATAGAATCCAAATCAAATAGATTTTTTCTTCCATTTCATGTAAAAGTTATTTCACTTGGTTTTAAGTCTCTTGGTCTAGTTAATTTTCTTACAGGTTCATTTCCACTATGTAATTCTTTATAATAATAATATATATCAGGATTACTCAAGGTTACTTCCTGCATTTCAATACTCGTATCATTTGATAAAGCATCTTCTGCTAAGAAAATGTTAAAATTATTAAAATCTATTTCTTTCGGTATTTTATTATTTCCAAAATTTCAATCTAAATATCTAGAAACTAATTGATTTATATATAATTCATTGTCTCCATATTGATCTTTTAATGATTGTAATAAACCCAAATTATTTTTTAATAATTCTCTGGCTTCAGCTCTTGGTTCTTTTGGTACTTCTACAGTATCTCCAAGCATTATTTCGCCCCAAGTTATGTCTTGTGGTGGAGCTATTTTTCTTATGTGGGCTTCTATAAGTTCATCATTTGAAGCTACTCCTTCAAATATACCTGCACTTAAAGCTTCCTTAGTTATATCTGCTTGAGTCATTATTTTTACTGTACCATCTGCCTGTGGAATATCATATACTTGTATAATACCATGTGATGGAATTAAAACAGCCCCTATTCCAGAATAGTACCTTGAAATAAACTCATTATTCATTCTTGTTATTACATCTCTTACAAAAGGAATAAAGAAATTTTGGTTACTAAAAGGTATTATAGTATCTTGAGAAAAAGATTGAACAAGTATTTTTGCTATATTATCTCCTTTAGAATTTTCTATTGTTTTTACAAATTTCTCTGATAAATATTTATATAAATCAGATTTATTTATATCCTTGCCAAATTTCATATATTTTACATATGGTTTAGCTGCATTCTTTATTACAGTTGCTATATCCTCATATGCTTCTTGTGCTAAATGTGCTGTATCAGAATTTTGAGCTAAGGAAGATATTACCTGAGTAATTTCTTTAATTCTTGAATCATTAGCATCATGAGAAGCATCAAGCTGAGGTCCCATAAATCTATTTTTAAATGATGTATAGGCTAATGGTTCATCTGATGTTCATAGTTTTCTATCATTAACATTTGCAGCTCCTGCTTTTACAGCTGAGATATTTGATAATACATGAATCATTGCATTTTTTAATGGATATTTTCCTTCCCCATTCTGAGTAGTTACTATTCTATACAATAGTTCATTTGAACCCTCATTAAAATTATTGTCTATATCAGTTGAATATTGTGCTCCAAATAATTCCCATAATTGATATAAATTATTAAATTTTCCAGAAATTGGCTCCTGTTCTAATGTCCATTTATTTCCATTTTTCCTTGATACAACCATTGCATAGTTATTTTTAGTAATATCTATAGTTTCTATTCTATATATAACTCCTAATTTATTAAAGAAGAATTCATTTTTAAAAGATTCGTTAAATTTAAAAGAAGCTGGTAATTGAACATCAATTCCAAGCATTTGTTTTTGCTTTCCTAAAAAAGATATCTTTGAATTTCTTGAATCAAGTATTTTTCTATTTGTTATTACACTTTCTGCGTCTTTCTTTATGGTTACTCCAGACTCAGTAACAAATGTTGCAAATTGTTTTTTTGTTCCATTATATCCTTTTCCTGGAAAAGAATTATCGAGCATTAAACTGTATATATAATTTATATAAGAAGAACCATCATGTACTTCCTGATTTTTTGTATTTCCAGTTATATTAAATAATTCATCTCTGTGATCATCTATTACAGCCATATTTATATCATCAGGAACTCCTAACTTGCTATTTCTTACTGGTGATTCTATTGTTGCTGTATAAATTACATTACGTTTAGCCATAGAAGATAATCTTCCACTCATTTCTTCTTGGAAATTTTTCCAATATGCGGTTTTTTCTTTATCATTTTTTGATAATAATCCATTAGAATTTCCTCTAAAAGATAAACTCTTGACTTTATGAGGATGCATATATTCACCTTTTCCTGTTACAAATAAATATTCATTTCTAAATAAAGCATTTGTTCATAACCATTTTTTAAGTAATGGATTAAGTTCTCCAGAAGATTCTATTTGTGTATAATCTATATTTTCCTTTCCATTTGTTTCCTTCTTTGGAAATTCTTTTTCTTCTATTCCTAATTTCTCAGATATTTTTTTTAAGTCAATATCTTTAAGAAATTTAATTTCTGATGATTTATTATATTTTTTAAATTTCCTTATTACTTCATTTTCTTGTAATTTTACAAAATCATTAAATAAATCATCATCATTAAATATTCTATAGTTGTCAACAAGTAACTGATTTAATTTAAATTTTCCTTCATATTTTGAAAAATGTAGTTCTTCTAATATTTTAATACCATTATCTGATGCTTTTTTTGATAATGTTCTTACATCAGTATTTTCTAATATTATATTCAATTCTTTTATATCAGATTCTATTTTCTTAACATTGGTTTCTACTACTCTTTTATCAGTTCTTCCTAATAAGAAATTTAAATCAGCTAATACATTTACTAACGTATTTTTATAAAAACTTCCTCCTTGTAATTTTACAATATTTAATAATTCTTTTTGAGAATATTGTAAAATAGTCTTTGAATTACCTTGAATTTTAAAACTTCCATTGATTATTTTTGTCAATATAGTATTTTTATCAGAGTAATTCCCTAGCATTATTGAAAAGTTTCCATTACTCTCTATATTTTTTAAGAAATCCAATTGAAAGTCTGATGTAAAATTTTCTTGAATATTAAATTTTGATGCAGATTTATTGTCTTCTCCATTTATCAGCTCTAATTTAGTTCCTGTTCCTAATATAGCTGGAGTATCTTTTATTAGAAGACTCTTAAATAACGAAGTTCCAGATTTTTCAAAATCTCTCTGTAATTCAAATATTTCTGTATCTTTTTGAGTAAGATTAGCCAGTTTAAAAGTTGGTAATTTCTCACCACTTAATAAATTAATATTCATAACTGCTTTTACTGGATAATTTATTAGAAATGCATTTATATGTCCTTTAAATAAAGAATTATTATTTAGAGATTGTATGTAATCCCCAGAATTTATATCTTTACTAGTATCAGTTATTTGTTTATTTTCTACTGCTTTTTTTATTCTTGCCCTATCTTCAATGACAGCATTACTAAAATTTGTAAGCATATTTTTGAATCCTGTTACTGTAAGGTTCTCTTGATGTTTTCTAATATCTACTATTAAATCGTCAAATCCTAGATAAGATAAATATATTCCTGTCCTTTTTCCAATATAACTATTTATTGCAATCTTAGCTTCTTTTGGAATTAGCAGTAAATTTGTTCCATCATTTATATTTTTAAAAAGTTCATCTATTTCATCTTTATTCTTCTCTACATCATATAATTTTTCATTTTTAGATCTTAAGATTTTCTCAAATACAGAATCTTGCAAATGAATTGTATTAAAATTTTGTTTATACATTTCTCTAATAGTATATTTACCATTAGAATTATATGTGAGATAGGATGCTCCAAAATTATTATTTATAACTTGGGCTATCATTTCTATAATAGATTCCTTAGAATTATCTTCTTTAGATAATATATTTAATTCTTCTGATTCTATAAACTTTTTTAGTGATAGTATAAACTCATAATTATATTGAAAATGTTCTTTATATAAAGTATCCCCATCTAAACCATTAAAAGCTTTATCCACATTATCCAAATACTGTAACAATGCTTTTTTAGGAGATTCATTGAAATATATAAAATTGCTTCCTTCTTTATTTTTTAATCTATTTCCGTTTACAATTTCAAAATCAGAAATCATTGCAGCTATAAGATATAGATCTTTCATTTCCATAGTTACTCCGCTATCAATACCTTTCTTATTATATATTGGAATTGTGGAAACAAGTAGCTTTATAAGTTTACTTTCTCCCTCTTCACTGCTTTCAGTCTCATGAGTATCTTTTCTCCAATACTCTGTTTTTATTCCTTCTATTTTCTTAGAATATTTGTCTCCTGATTCTAAATTACTTCTTAGATTATTAAATAAGTTATAATTTATATCCACTATTCCACTAAAATATTCCTGTAATACAGAGTCAAAATTAGATAATAATATACTAGCATTGTAGGAATCAAATAAATCTGAATTTTCTACTGTATCCATGGATAAGTTTGGAATACCTTTTTTATTTGAATATGTCTTAATTAACTTTGATTCATCCGAGAAGAAATAATCATCTATAAGATTCATTATTTTTTTATAATGATTATAGTCTATTATATCTCCATTACTATTGTATAAATCCTGTATTTCAGATTTTTTAATAATATTCTTACTACTTAAAAAATCTTGTATTTTTAAAAACAAATCATTCTTTAATGCAGTAAAATTTTTAGAAATTTCTGAATTAGAAGATACGAATTTATTTGATGACTTTTGTCCTATTAAAAAGGCAGTTAAAATCTTTTTAATTGAAAAGTTTTCAAATCTTGCTTTTGCTAATGGTAAGGTATGGAATAAATCAACTATTCTATCTGTTGAAAAATTTCTTGATACATTACTTTTTGTGTTTATAAATTTTGAATCTATTCCTTTTATATAGGTGTCTAAAGATAGATCATATAATTCAACTAATCCAGAAAACATATCACTAAAGTCTTTTGAATTTTTAATATAGGTCTCCAAAGAGAAGTCCTGGTGTAACCCAGGAATCCCTTCTTTGACATATGATTCTAAATTTTCTAGGCTTTTGTCTTCTTCTATAAGAAAGAAATCGTCTATTTGACTAATTATTTTTCCTATATATTTTACATCACATTTACTCATTTATAATATTTATTTACAGGTTTCTAACAAATTATTAATTTGTTCTTTTATTGCTTTTAATTGAGGATCAGTTTTACTTATTTGTAGAAATTCCCATAACTCTTTGATTGAAATTCCACTTTTTGAAACAGATAATCCTAATCCATTTATTAATACTTCTATTTTAGATACATCATCTAACATATCATATGCTGAATTAGATACATTATCTTCTATTAATTTAATAAGTTTTTCTTCTCCAACTATTTTACTAATTGATTTTAATACCAAACTTAGATTTTCTCTAATATCTTCTGATATTATTTGACTTCCTATTTTATATACAAAGTCTTCAAAATTCTCAGATGGATTAATATGCTTTCCTACGAAATATGCAGTTACAAATTGATCTAATAAATTATTAATTTTATTTCCAACAATTTCTGCCTTAATTTCAAAGTCTCCATTTGGAGTAGTAAATTTGAAATTTTCACCATCACTAACTATTTCTGAAATTCCTCATTTGAAATTTTTATTTAAGAAATTTGCTATTCTAGTCATAGTATCCATAGGATTAACTACTCCTACTATTTTCTCATATTCTTTTACTAAAGAATTTGCTAATTTTAAATCTTCATTTAGAGAAGAATTTAACTTAACATCAGAGACTAAAGTTTGATCCAATACTTCTGGAACTACTTTATTTTTAGTCGCTTTTTTAGTAGTTTTTGAAGCAGGCGGAGCAGGCGGAGTAGAAATAACTTGTGATTGGTCTATTGGAACTGCCGTTAAAAATGTATTTATATTTAATAACAATCTTGGTCCTTCTGGGGCTACATTTATGAAAAATTTATCAGCAAATAATTCTTTCTTAAATCCATTAGAGCCATCAATGGCAGGATTTACAATAAATGGTCCTCCTTCTATTTTTGCTGGCTTAATTGGGATTGAATAATAGAATTTAAATCCAGTTAAACTTTGTACCAAAGTACTCAGGATAGTTTTCATTTCTTCATGGCCTTTAGAATTATTAAAGACTTCTAAAACTTTGTCATTAATTTCTCCTTTTAACATTAGCTCTAAAAATTTCTCATCCTCTAAATCTGATATGATCTTTTCATATCCAAAAATATTGAAAAATGTTCAATGCCATCCAGTCATTTTATCCATTTTAGATACTACAGATTCTTTTATCTCTGCAACTGTTGCATTTTCATTTTTAGCCAGAGCTTCTTTTACAAAGTCTATAACTTTTTTCATATTTTCCCTAGAGGCTACAGAAGTTTCTGCATTGCTATTTTTAAATCTAGAAAAGATATCAAATACTGAAGTTTTATTTCCTGTTACTGTATCACTCAATGAAAATTCTATTTCTTTAGTTAACAAATCTAATAATGTTCCATTATCATACTTTGTTTTTCCCCATTTTATCAATACACTTAATATATCTGATCTATTTAATAAAATTTCAGTTTTTGCATTTATTTCTGGACTTATTTTTTTGTTATTAGTATACCCATTTTCCATATCCAATCTTCTCTCTTCTAGTAAATCTTCTACCTCTTTTGTTAAGGTATCTAAATTTCTTTGATTTGAACCTATTGGAATTAAAACTGCTTGTGTTGTGTTTACATTTTCGTTTCCATCTAAATCTTCCTTAGTTGAAACTACTATATAAGGTTTATTTTTTAATCCTGAATTTGTTTTACCATCAGCATCTTTTATTAATTTCCCATTTTTGTCTCTATTTCCCTCAAAAAGAACTTTTATCTTCTTTTCTATCTCACTGTCTGATAATCCTTGATTTGAAAATCTCTCAGGCCCAAAAGTATATTTTTTGAGTAGTTTTTTAAATTCTTCTAAACTTCTTGGGAAAAATCTAATTTCACTTATATTCATTCCTGGGAAATTTTCTTCTAGAGAACTTAAGTCATAAGTAACTCTTTTGTTACTGTTAGTAAATACTTTTTCTAATCTTGTACTAGTTATTATTTTTATATTTTCAATATCATCTATTGGTAATTCTAAGAAATTATTTTGAGAAGCTTCAAGAAGTTTTTCTATTTCTCTAAATTTTTCCTCAATTTTAACATTGTCAACATTATATTCTGTAGCTTTCTTAAGTATTTGTTCCTCTGTACCAAAAGCAGCTAATGTAATATAATGTACTTTTTGACCTAATATTAATTTTGCAGATAAGGTTATAAATGTTTTACCATTTCCTAAGGTTTTGTCTTCTTTAAATCCATGTTTAGCAAATGGTGTATTTATATTTTTATTATACTTAGTTGCAGTTAAAATAGGTTCTATTGAAATTAATTCAGATGAATCTACATCTCCTTTAAAAGCCTCCTTAAAGAATTCTTCAAAATCATTACTTCTAATTTGTTTTTGTGATAGGTTATTTAATACATAATTCTTTAATTTTATCCAACTAGAAATCACCCCATTAAATTTATCACTGCCTATATCAGAAATAAAATTTAAGTCTGAATTTATAGCATTAGAATTAGTTTTGATAGTCTTAGTCTTAGTATCTACTATTGCATTAGGATTATTGTAAAAACTATGCATTAATATTTTAAAGCCATTTTTTAAATCTTCTGGTGTTAAATTTTCTCCTTTAGATACGTCTGAATTTTCATTTAAATCCAATGGCTCTGGAATATCACTAGTTACAAATCTTGAGTCTGTAAATTCTTGATCAGATAATTCTCCAATATCTCACTTAAAATTATCATAATCTGATACTTGTAGATTTTCTCCAAGAAGTTTTTTAAGATCTTCTATTCTTTTCTCTTTTGCATTTTTTATTACCTCAGGTGTCATTAATTCAAAGTTAGAAGGAAATAAATCTTTCTTTCCATTGAATATATTTAAATTACTTAGTATATTACTACTGTCAATTATAAAAGACCCAACTTTAGATCTCGACATAAAGGTATAAAATGCTTTTAATTGGTCTCTTATTTTGTCATATTTTTTAATTAGATTTGCATCAAAAATAAAATAATCTACTTCACTTCCCTGTATATTACTTGGGGTAAATATTTTTATTCTTGATGTGTCTTCTGGTGTTATTAACCCAACTTCACTTAATAAAGTATTCCAATCTTCTGGAAGCTTTCCATCTTCAGTAAGTACTCCTAAAGTAAATTCAGGATTTTTATCCATCTGACTCTTTATTGTAGTTACTATTTCTTTATTAAGCGCTGTTACTATCTTATCTCCAGCAAAATCATTTTGAGCCTCAAAATATGAAAGAGTATTTAATTCGACATTGTTCCTTAAATATCTTAAAGAATCTTCTGCAGCTTTATCATAATATCCCTTACTATTTTTATATATTTTTTCAATTTCTCTTACTATTCTTATATATCTATCATTATTTAGTCTCTTTTGTCCATTTGAAGATCTGACACTTGACCATAATCTTGGGGTAAAAATAGCATTTATTGCGTCTACATTATAACTATAGAAATTCTTATTAACATTAGCAAGATATCCTAATTGAGTCGGATCTCCAGCTGCAATTATTTTCATAAAACCTAAATTCTTATTATAATAAGAATGTTTAGATATAGCATTTAATAAATATAGTTCAAAAGATGAGAAATGGGTTACTTCGTCAATTAATAATAAATTAGGTAGATTTTTTAAATTTTCCTCTATATCAGTAATTCATTCATTACTTAATACTTTATCAGTTAAAGTAATAATACCATTTTCAAGTTTAACATATTCCTTAACTACCTTATCATCTTCTATTTGAGAAATTTCAGATATTATTTTTTCTGCTATTTCTGAAATGCCTAATTTTTCAAATAGTTTAGCTTTATTAAAATCTTCTATTGTAAGCTTATTTTTTCCAACAGAATTTTCTAATGTTTTTACTAAATTATTTTTTTGTAAATCAGCCGGAGCTGAAATTCATATATTTGTATTATTATTTGTTTGTCTAAAATTGTCAATATCCATTCCAAATATTGCAGATGTTTTTCCTGTTCCAGCTCCTCCAAGTACTATTGTAATAAAATCTGTTGTAGTTTTTGCTGAATTTTTCTTTAATTCTAAAATTTTAGCAAATAATTCGGGATTAATAGTACTTGCTTTTACTACTTTTGCTGCAAATTCTTGTGTAAAGAATGGTGCTTTATTAAATTCACTATTTACTGTAATAAAAGATCTTATACTAAAATCCTCAGATTTCATTGCAAGAGTAGTGGCATAATAAACAGCCAAATCTCACTGTTCTAATTTAGATATATTTCTATCCATCTGAGAAAATTCATCAGAATCTGCAAAATCAAGATTTTTTATAAACTCCTCTAAAGCTTTTTCTTTGTTGTTTACATTATGCAAAAATACTACATTTTCTATTTGCATTAATTTTTTTGAATTACTTTCAGTAGATGCTAATATTTCTTTTATTTTTTCAAGTGGTAAAAATGATGGATTTATTTTAGACATTGATATTCTCCAATTATCAACTAGGAGATTTTCGACTCTTGATCTTATTTCTTCTTGTTCAAGTGTCATTTTTCCCTTATTAAACATTGATAATTCTTTTAAGAATCCAAGTTTAGTAATTAGTATATCTACATCTTGCGCCATTAATGATGCTAAATCAGAAGAAATTGTTTTTAATTTTAAAACATCATTCTCTTTATCATATTTATTTGCATAATTTATTCTACTCTGAATAAATCCATAAGGTTCACCAAAACTTACTTTAGTTGTAGACATGGCATTTATTACTGCCTTAATCATTTTTAAATAATCAATAGCCTGTAAAAAATCCTGAGTTTTAATATCCTCTGCCAAGTAATTAGTTACACTTGATAAAGATTTTAACATAGTTTCCTCTCTTTCAAGTATATCAAAAATTTTAGTAGTTTTGCTTTCCGAACCAGATGACAAAGTTAATACAAAATTCCTAATAAAATCATATAAAGGATTTGATTTCAAAGATATTCCTTTGGAGACTAAATCATTAAATTTATTTATTTTATCAATAACAATTTTATTATCACTAAGTGATTTAATAGAATCTTTAAGGGCAACATTTAGTGATGCTAAAGATAATCCCAAATCATAATTATTTTTAATGAAGTTTAATGTTTCTATATTTGGAAAAATTCCTTTATAATTTGAATCATTCTTAAAAGCCTCTTCCTCTCCTTCAATTAACTTTCTTATTTCACTAAGCTCTGAATATGTTCCTATGTCATTTTCAAAGTCTTCAAATTCATTTAGTAAGTTACTTTGTAAAAGAACTATAGAATCTATAGTTTCCTCTAATTTTGAATATTCAAAATCTTTTATATTGGGAAATATTCTTGCTATTAAATCTATTTTTTCATCATTAATTAGTTTTTCTGTCTCCAGAAAAACTTCTTTATCCGCATTGCCTGATTCCAATTCTTTTATTAATAAATCTAATGCATAATTATGTAATTTAAATATTTCTGGCTTTAATTTTTCTTTCTGTTCATTAACTGAATTTACTTCATCATTAATAAATTCCTCAAAAGATTTGGAGGAGTCATTATTAAGCATTGAATTATTAGAATCTATAATATTTTTAATTGTATTTATAAATGGTTCTAATAAAATTTTTATGTCAAAAAGTTCAGATTCAGATAATTCAGAGTTATTAAGTTTTGACACTTCATTTTCTATAATTTCTCTTGCATTTGAAGAAATTGAAGACATCTCTGTTAAAGAAAAGTCAATTATTCCAAGAGTATTTAATTCTGTTAAAAATTCAAGTAATTGATCTTTGTTTAAATCGGTTCAATCTTTTGTTTCAAACTTGGATAATAATTCTTCAAAAGTTTTAGAAAATACATTCTCATTGCTCTTATTGAATAAATACTTATTATATTCATCCATGGTTATTCCTAACTCTCCTAATTTGTTAGTAATTTTTAAATTGGATATCTCTAATAATTCTTTAATTCTTGGAGTTTCATTTATATTACCTATTTTAAAGTTATATAATTTAGACTTTAATTCCTCTATTTTATTCAAATCTTCTTCTGATAATATTCCTTTTTTCTGTATATTTGAAATCTGATTTAGTACTTCTTTATTTTCTAAAGTTATTTGAGTATTTAATTTTTCTATTACTGATTCAGCATTTAAAGGATTTATATTAAATAATTTAAAATAAGATTCTATAATAGATTGTAATTTCTGTTTTACAGTTATTCCCTCTTCAGTATTTGTATTTAATTCAGAATCATCAAAATTACTTAACTCATATGTTTCTTCTCCATTTTCATCAACATTAATAGTAGCTTTCTTTATAAGTCCTAAATTATTTAACTGATTATACATATCATTATGATATACAGTCCAAGGAGCTACTATCTTGCTATTTTGTAATTCTTCATTTATTTTTATAAACCTCTGTAATGCTAAAGTCTTTTGTTCAGGAGAAGATTCTGTATTAAACAAGTCTATTGTCTTTTTTAAATCAAAGATATTTTGTATGGTTTTTAACCTTTCTACATCATAACCTGTTTCAGAATATTTTGCTATCGGATCATTTAAAATCTGCTCTAAACCAGTATATACTTTATAAATTGTATTTAAATCCTTTTTAAGGTCTTTTGATGTAATATATTCATCTCATTCTTTATCCATTCTTTCTTTTGTAAGTCCTATTCCTGATGTTGGCAGATCGAAGTAATTTACATTATATGTTTCTTTTACAAAATCTGGCTTACTTATTTTTAAAAATGGAGAATGTACGTCTTTTACCAAATATAATAAAGATTTAGTTAAATATTCTACTCCTTTTTTACCTTCTAATATTAAATTTACATTATCTACATAATTCTTTAATTCTGATTTAAGTAATGACTTTATTTTAGTATCCTCTACTGAATCAGTTAAATTTTTCATTTGTGATTCTAGTTCTACTATTTTTACCATATTTGACTTATAGTCCTCTAGAACTAATCCTTCTAATCCTATTGTAGAATTTTCAGGCTTTGTAGCATTTAACTGATCTATAATTATTTTATCTCTAATTGCTTTATTTATTATTTCAGAATCGTCTTTTATCAAATCATGGCTATTTAATATTCCATCAATTATATTAACCATTTCAATTGCTTTTTCAGCTATTAAATCGGCTTGAGATATATTATCTTTTCCAGCTTCTTTAAATTCTCCATTTTCAGATACTGGAGTAACATAATTATTTCCAAAACTTGATTTCTTTGAATTAATAATATCTATAATATCATCCTTATGTCCAGCAGCAATAAGTTCATATAAAGACTTTTGTGTTTCTTTATTCATAATAGACGGATCAATCCAGGGAGCTAATACCGATCTATGGAATTCAAATAATCCACCACCTACAATACCTCCAACAAAGTTAGCTAAGTAATTTTCAAAGCCTTGTTTACTAAATATATTATTCCATCCACCTAACGAACCTTGTTTCTTTGTTAATCCAAGATAAGACATAGTATCTACTATTCCTTTAGTTGCATCTAGTACAACTTGTTCTGTAACCTCTTCGACACCTTCTACTAAAGCATTTTTCCACATTGCTTCTCCAACTACTGCTGGATTCATAAATATGCCTTGCATTGAATTTTTTATTTTTCCAAATACATTTCCAAGTTCTTTTTTACCTTCAGTTACATTTACTTTTACAGATTTAAATCCTGTTTCTATGTCTTTTAATCATGGCAATACTGATTTTCTCATAAGGGCTTTGTTGGTTTCTTCTGAATATCCTGTAGTTTTATCTAAAAACCATGTTCCCATTCTGTTATTCATCATTATACCATATTGTCCAGCTGCTGCTGCTAAAGCTGCAAAACCAGCTGTCCTTCTATCATATCCACCTTCTATTGCTTGACCATAAATATCACTGGTTGATACAATTGCCATATAACCAAGAGAAAGAGCCTTTGATAAATCACTTTGTTTTTTTATTACTGATTGTAATGTTGGGATTTTTTCCATTGCAGCTTGAGACAATGCTCCTATATCCTCAAATTTTATCTTACCTTCTAAAGCTTCTGATACTAATTTTTGATTTATTTCATTAGCAAGTCTTTTTGTTTCTCCCTCTACTAATTTATCTCCTCTGTATATTAGTTTAGATAAACTTGCAGCAGCTCTTTGTTCATATATTTGTGAAAATATACTAGAAACCATTTGTGTCATTTGCTCAACTCCAAATAAAGATTCTGAGCCTTCATCTGACACACTAGATTGAGCATACTTAGATAGTCATCCCTCTAGCTGTGTTGCACCTTGAGTAACAGTAGTATTACTATCTCCTACTAACAATCCTTCCATTGATTTATATAAGGTTGGCATAGCAGTTGCTAGTCCTATAGAAGCTCTTAATCCTCCGTATAAAGCTGGTATCGACATAGCTCCTCTAAATATACCAATTTCTGGTATTAGTAATGGTGCTATTTCAACAGCTGTTTTTAATATTGTTCCTCCAATTGACTTTTCTCTTCCATCTGAATCTAGGAAATCAAAATTATTAACTATAGATCCATCAGTAGTTAAAACATCCATCGGATTTACAACCTGTTTTCCATATATTTCTCTTCCGGCTAATTTTTCAATAAATAGATTTCCTTCTTCATTTATTTTCCAGTCTCCTTTTTTATGAGATACAATCATCCCAGAAGATAGATCTAAATGTTGTCCATCTTCATCATATTGTGCATATACATAAGTATCTCCAAATAATTTATCTACTAATGATAAATCATTAATTGATTCTTCTGACCATGTCTTTGTTGTTGGATCATATATTTTTCCTTTTTGAGCCAATTCTCTCATTGATAAATTACTCAAATCTACTGAGCCTATTCCAGTCCATCCTTTTTTCTCTTCAAAAGGATTATATTCCTTCTCAAAAGAAGCTCCTACTTTAATAGTTTTAGCCTCTTTTGGTCTAGTAACATCAAATGGACTATATTCTATTTCATTGAGAGATTTTAAATATTCTGCATTAGTTATTAAGTAAAAATTATTTTTTGCCAAATCATAAGCTTTATCAAAAGCTATTTCATCAAATTTTCCTTTATCATCCTTAAATGCATCTTGTATATAACTTGTTTGTTTATACTCATCTTTTGTAAAAAATGATGTATTATCACCTCTTATATTATTTGATAAAAAATCATACGGAGTAGATCCTGGACTATTTATCGTAGCAATTAATATATCATTAGGTTTTGATATTTCCATATTACATTATTATTTTTAATTATCCTTAAGTACATCAGAAGATGAATTTATTCCAGACGGATTTTGTGATGCTGTACTAAAGTTTAAATTTCTATATAAGTCTTCATCTGTTGGGGCTGTACCAATTAAGTGTCTTTGTGTTGCACTTAATATAGCATTTGCTTCTGGTCTATATGCTATAAATGCCACACCTTGATATGGATCTTTTCCTCCAAAAGTTGAGTGTGGTATTTGTAGTTTTTTTGTTGGTTTTGAAGGAGTTCCTCCATAAACTGTAAAAGCTTCTTCTAATAATAGCTCTGCTGCATCTAGTCCTGGTCCAATAATTTTAGTCATTCAAGGATTATCTGATAAATCAGATGATGAACTAGTTATTACAGGTATTGCCAAGAAAGGTCTTACATTTCCAGATTCTGCAATTACTTTATCTACGGTTCCATCTTGATTAGAGATTTGTTTTATTATAACATTAGAAAATCCATTTTGCTTAAAGTATTTTTCAGCCTGTTCTTTTGTTCATGAATTTTTATTTTTTGAAAATTCCTGGAAAATAGTGTTAAATTTTTCCATTTGTCCTAAATCTGGAGATCCATCTGCTCTTACTGGCATATATACCTTTGCAACTTGTTGTCCTGTATAAGCTAACTCTCTTAATAGCATTGGGTCTACTTTTTCATCTCCTAAATATACTTTTTCTTGATTAAGTATTGATTGATAATTATCAGATATTAGCACTCTATTTAAAGTTTCTGGACCTAAGATTTCTCCATTTTTAGTAAGACTAAATAATGATCCTATTCCTGTTGCAGTTACTTTTAAAGATACTTTTGCTGATGGATTATTTATTTCATAAAACATTCCTGGTGTATGCAACCTATCTCCATGAAATAATTCTGGGACAGATAAACTTATAGATTTATCTGAATTCTTAGATTCTTCTTTTGATTTTGGTAATGTCTTTGGTGTTATAGATAATGATTCTGAATGGTCTGTATGAACATTAAGCATATCATAAATTAGTTGTAAGGGATTATCTATATTATTTGTTATAGATACTGCTCTTAATTTTTGTTGTGCCGGAGTTCCTAAAGTACTCCAAATATATCCCAATGCTTTTTCTATATTTCCTCTTTGTGAGGTTATTTTTTTATTTACAGATACATAATCTCCAGGAGAATTTGCTATTTCATTTAAAACAACTAATCCTTCTATTTCCTGTTTAGTTGGATTTTTAATATTTTTTGATTGTAAGTAATTAATTACTTTCTCTTTTTCATAGAATTTTTCAGATTCATCAGATTCTATTGCTAATGATGTTACTATATTTTTTATATGATCTGTAATATTGTTTATTCCTATTGCATTTTCAGCTACAGTAAATACTTCATTCTTACCAGTAAGATTTGGATTATACTGTCTTTCATACATTAATTCTTGTACGCTTAATGGTCTTATTTTATCTTTTTTAGTTTTATATTCTTCAAGAGAATAAGATTTTATTTGATTATCAGGAGTTTTTGAGAATATTCTTCCATATGTATCAACTGCTATCTCACTTAACCCTCCGGCTTCTTTAGCTATTTTTATTGCATCATTCCAACTCTCTTTATTTTGACTTACTTCATTTATTCTAGCTGTTATTTGTAGTGCTGCAATCCTGTTCTGTTTATTTAAATATGGTGTAGTAGAAGATGATTCTAATTTAATTAAATCAGATACTAACTTGTTAACATCATTTACAAGTCCCCTATTCTTATATAGGTATTCCAACATTTTTTCATCTATAATTGAATTTGATTCTGGCTCAGTACTGCCAGTCTGTTTTGCAGGTTGTGAAATTTGTGGAGTTGGGGCTGAATGAATAATAGGGGTGAATGCTGCGAATCCACCCCCATCTGCCAATCTTTTAATTTTTTTCTTCATTACTTAAATACTTTTATTAAAGCTTTTTGCATTAACTCATTATTTTGTAAAATTGTTTTATAGAAAGATCTTAGTTCATCCAAAGCTTTTTTGTGATTGAACTTTATATTTTCTAATTCAATTTTATCTTCTTTTGTAAGGCCTCCGCCTTTCTTCATATATAATAAAGCTTGTTTTCCTTGTAAATTTATCTGAGCTTTTTTTATAGGCTCGTAAAGTATTTCAAGTTCTTTTTGTAAGTCTTCAAGCTTTTTCTTTCTTTCTAGATATGGAGTAGATTCTTCTAAAGGAGTAGTAAAGTCTTTACCTAAAGTATTTTTCAAATTATCATACTTAGCTTGAACTTCTTCTAAACCTTTTTGACCACTTAAATTTTCATACTCTTTAATCTTTGCTTTTAATACATCACTATTTGATAAGTTAGTATATTCCTCCAATGCAGTTTTATAATCTCTTACAGATGCATTTTTATCAATTCCTCTCACTAAATTAGTAAATGCTGCATTTTGTGCTAGGGCTTGATTAGAGTTTATTAAATTGATATTCTTCATAGCTTCTGCAACAATTCCTCTGTTTTTACCTGCTATAGATAAATTTGTTTGATCTACTTTCTGGTTGTTATCAATTTGATAATTTCTTAATTTATCAATTCTATCAGTGTTTATTAAATTTCCTTTAGTCATTATATCAGAAGCTTTATTTTCAGCTTCTAATCTAACAGCATTTCCCTTATCAATATCAGAAGTTGTAGTAGCAATTCTAGCTCCTTGAGACCTCATTTTATTTGCTTGGGAATTAGCCTCTATTAAAGGCTCACTACCAATTCTCATATTTACTTTTTCTAAATATGGTATTTTATAAATCGAATTTGCAGTTGCTTTTCTTTGTTGATCTCCAATATATCTATTTGTATTTATAGTATTAGCATACATTGTAAGATTTGCCAAACCGGTTCTATCTAATCCTTTTGGCAATTCTTTTATAAGATCCTTTATAGATTTTTCACCTAGTATATTAAAACTACTTCCTGCTTGGAATTTAAAAATTCCCCCAAATTTAAGTTTTTTAAATTGGGCCATTCTATTAATTCTCTCCTGTTCTAATTTTAATATTTTACCCCACAATTCTTCTACAGTTTTATTTGCTGCTTTAGAGTCCTTTACTTTATTTGACTTTGGTTTTGTATTTTCTATGGTTTTCATTAATTTATCTACTTGATCTTTATATGATTTTTCCCATTTTGCAACTTCATTTTCTTTAGATGCAATTAAATACTTACCCTTCTGTCCTAGATTTATAGTAGAAATAGGATTTTGTGGTGCTTCTCCTGGTTTTAGAATTTGTTCAGTATCTACATTTTCAACAGTTTTTTGAGTAGGCGCTTCATTTTCTTTTGCTATAGTTGCTTTAGGTTTTTCTCCAGCTAATTTATATTTTTTAGCCCATTTCATACCTTTTTCTTGCAACATTAGATTTTTACTCAGGTCAAACTTGTCTCTTAATACATCTGTTCCTAATATTTCTTTATTTAATTCTGGAGAAAATTCTTTTAAATCCTCAACTTTAAGTTTTCCATCTTCACCTGCTGTTTTGTTATACTCATTAACAAATGCAGATTTAATTTTATTTGATGATTCTTTTTTTGATGAAGGTCTGATATTAAAAGATTTAAATTCTTTTATAATTTCCGGATCTGTTATTTCTATTGTTTTTCCATTTATTTCTGCTGAAATAGACTTTACTTTTCCATTTTCTTGAACAACTCCATATTTTCTACCAATTTTTATCTTACTTCTATGAGTAGCTACTTTTGCTCCAAATGCTACAGCTGTTAAAGAACTAATATCATCAACACTTAAATCTTTAAAATCTCCATGTATAATTTTATTAGATGCCTGAACTGCATTTGGAATATTCATTGCTGCCATTCCATAAGCCAGATTTCTAGATGTTCAATCTGCTCCTTTTAGTAGCTTTTCTCCTGCAATAGTTGGGGCTAATTTTGGCGCTCCTGCAACAGCTTTGGTAAATCCCTCTAAGGTTCCAAGTGCTTCTATTACTTCTTTTTGTTCTTTTGAAGAGGCCAAAGTCTTTATTTCTTTTAAGCTAGAAATACCATAATTTTCTTTTGAAAATTTTCCAACTACCTCTAAAGCTCCTAATATTTCCTTTTCTCCTTTTGCATATTTTGATATTTTTGTTAAGTCTGCAATAGTTGAAGCTTCCTTAAGTCCTTTTGCAACTTCAGTACCTATTTTAGCACCTTTTACTACTCCTCTCAATCCTCCTAAACCTACAAATGATGCTCCTACTAATCCTAAATTTAATGCCAGATTTCCTGTATCTTTTCAAGTCCATCCATCATCATCATTTGCATCATTTATTGTTTCTAATACAGTTGCTGCAAGAGCACTTCCTGCCCCAATAAATCCAGGAAGTAATGCTCCAGCATTTAATCCTAATTCTGCTAATGTTTCAGTTGAGGCCCCTCTTACTAATGATGAAATATCTTTTACCTTTGGAACTTCTTTATTTACATTGATTTTAGTTGGTGCATCTAATGGTTTTGCAAAATTTTCTAATTTTACTCCAGATTGAGCTTTTAAAATTCCACCTTTTTTAAATTTTATATCTGTATATTTCTTTATTAATTCATTTAATCCAGAAAGTTTTCTAAGAGCCTCAACTTTTTCTTTTTCTGATCCAGTTGCTGCTTGATGTTTTAAAGCTGCAATAAATTCTTTTATTGAATCTTTTTGCCATTCTTTTATCTCTGCAGATTCATTATTTGTTATTAAATTTATTATTTCGTCTTCATGTTCTGCAGGATTATATAGAGATTTTTTATCTGGAATTATAGATTTAAATTCTGATGGTACTTCCCAATATTTAACATTAAAATCAAAGGGATTTATTACTTTTCCATTAGATTCCATTTCCTTAAATCCAGTTATTTTTATATCTGGATATAATTTACCCTCAGAATCCATATAGTTTCCCTGAGGAGTTTTACTTAATTTTATAGTAGAAAAACCTGGTCTTTTTAAAGTTATATATTTAGTATAATCTGGATTCCCTAAAAAATCTACTGCCCTTTCTTCTTCTGGTGAATTTTTAGTCCATCCTGTAGTTATCCAACCTGGATATGATGGAATATTTAGTCCTTTACCAACATCACCATAATCAATTGCTTGATATTTACCCTGTAGAAAAGTCATTCCATTCTCTAATGTATTATTTCATGCTTTTCCATATAAAGGATGAAATTGATTAAAGTCTTCCCCTGTGGCATTTATTGGATTTCCATATCTATCAAATACAAAATATTTATCTTGAGCATTAGTAGTTATTAGACCATTTTTCTTTTTTATATATTCATTAATTGCTTTATTTTGTTCCTCTGTAAAATCAGGGAAAGATACTTGATCTAATAATTTATTATATCCTAATCCAAATAAATTCTGAGCAATTTCTGCAGAAATTCCCCTACTTGTCCATGTATTTAGTTCATTAGCTTTCTCTCTTTCAACATTTGCTTTTTTCTGTTCTTCATTTATAGAAGATATTTCACTATCTCCCATTAAGAAATCATTTAAATTCCATTTAAATTTATGTACTCTTTCATTTAATTGATCCCAACTAAGATTAGGGAAATTTTCTAATATATTTTTTACATCATCAGAGTATTCATATTCTGCAAGATCTTTATTCTTTTCAGCATTTCCACCATATTCTTCTAAATATCGTTTAGTATAGTCTAATACTTTACGCTTTCTCTCATCATTATTTTTTATTTTATCATTGAATTCTTTTTGGAATATATCTTCAGTTCCATATGCGTCTACTATATAATCTCTTAAATTTCTTAGACTAACTTTAGATTTAGTCATATTTTGTTGAGTTGGTACTGTTTGTTCAGACCTTTTTAATGCATTATTATAAATAGCAGCTGCTACAGACATTGCATCTTGATCATTTTTTATTTTTAGATTCCCAGTAAATCAATTTGTGTGAATATCGTCTGGACTTCCTTCAAATTTTTCACCACCAGTACCTGTTACTGTGTATCTTCTAGATACCTGATCAGCCCTAAATGCTCCATTGTTTTCAGAATCGTAAGTTCTTAATTCTGCTAATGCATCCCTTACTTTTCTTTCGTCTTTGCTTTTTAATGCAAATTTTCCAAGCTCTTCATTTAAGATTGTATCTAAATCAGGTAATATTTTATTACCGTCTTGTAGTTTTCTGATTAGTGACATATTATAATTTTATTTTGTTTATGTAAGATTAATAAAAATAAAGGGAAGACAGAACTTACCTGCTTCCCTTTAAAGGTAGGCTATTTCCTGCCCAATAGAACCAATTTAGTTCCTTTTCTAGCATAAACTGGTTGTCCCTGTTGTCCCTGTTGTCCAGACATTTCTTGTAGCATTTGAACCAACACTTGTGCAAGCATAGCTGCTGCTTCTGGTCCTAATTGCTGTATAATCTGCTGAGCCATTTGTACTATCTGTTCTTCTGGACCACCCTGTTGTGCAGGAGCTGCTGGTGCTGCTGGTGCTGCTCCACCTTCTTGAAATTTTAAAACTTTCATTTTTACTTAATTTAATTTTTGGATTTAACATACTCAGGTTCAGCATTTTGCTGAGCCTCTAAAAATTTAAACATTCTTTTTCCTAATGCTACATAATCATTATCCTTATTTGTAATAGATGCTTTTTTTGCAAATTGTATTAATGTCTTTGTGTGTTTTCTTGAAAATATTCTTTCTCCACCTTCTAACTTCATTTGAACTTCTCCATTTGAATCTAGTACTAGCATCTTACTATCTGTTTTTGTATTTTTATCATATTTTATAATTACACTGTCTCCTATCTCTACGCCAGAATCTTTGTTTAATTCTAATACATAATTAGCAATTTCTGATAATGGCTCTTCTGAAGTAGGAACTCCTTCTTTTATTAATATTACTTCTAAATCTTCGTCTAAAAAAATTATATCAAGTGGAATTTTAGTATCCTTCATTCAAAATGAAACAGGCTGCTCACTCTCAAATATAAATAACATTCCTTCATTAGGTTTGAGAGAATCTCTATTTTGTAAACCTACTTCTTTTTCTTCCTGAGTACTTGCTACCTCTACAGTATAAATTTTATCTTTTATACTTATATTTATTTTTTCCACAGGTCTAAAATTTTAGAAATATCATAATTTATTTTGCCGCCTTCTTTTAGATGTAGTCCAGTAATTTCGTTTACTGTTCCTCTTATCTGCTGTCCAGCATGTGGAATTGTTAAGCTGAATTCTTCTAAAAAATTTTCAATTGGACTAAAATCCAATTTTTTTCTTATACTTTGTAAAGTATTATAATCCCTAGTTAAATCATTAGAAGAATATGGTTTAGCAAAATTACCTAAAGTTTTTAACTTTTCTGTATCATTTTTACCTATTGCTTCTCTAGCTTCTAAATAAAATTTCTTCAAATTATCATACTCTATTTTAAGCTTTTTTTGTTCCTCTAATTTTCCACCTTGCTGATGTTTTCATTTTTTAGCATTTTGTGCAAAAATTGCTCTCTTTCTTGTTAAAGGGTTCTTTGAATGGGTCAATTCTTCTGTAGATTTTCCAGTCCTTTTCTTAGTTTCTGTGAATTTTCCTTTATTTTCTGGCTTTATATGAATCCCAGATTTCGCTTTTTTAATATCGTACTTCATTGTTAATCATTTAATAGTCCAACATTATCTTTAGTATTTTCAATAATTTCTTCTGCAAGTAATTTTCCACATTCTAATGCTAATTTTTTCTTACCTTCCTCTGAGTCAGAATTCTTATATTTATCAAAAAGTTCCTCAAATTTGTTTGTAGCTTCTTTATGAAATATTATTTCAGAGTTTTCTATCTCTGCGTGTTGAAGTATCTTTCCATCCTTTTCGTATGTTATTACTGGAATACCTTTATTAGTTACTTGTTCTCCAAGATCCCCATCATAATTATTTTTTCTAGCATGTAAAGCTCCTTCTGGTATAACATTCATTTTTTCAATATTTCTTCTTACTTTATCTTTAATGATACCTAATCTTACTTTATTAATTTTGGTTCCATTTTTAGCATATGGTATGTTACCACCTTTTTTTGATGAGAGTAAATTTAAACTATTTCCTCCAAGTAGATTTTTTTGATTTTTTGTAACAATATCTCCATAAGTATTAGATGCAGATATTTGATTTGTTAAATCTTTATATGCAGCATTAGCCGCTAATAAATTTTGTGTATCAACTCTATTTGTTGTACTATTTATATTCTTTGCTCACTTTCTTTTTGATAGAGTAGTTTTTTGTCCTGCATTTTCACTTAGTTGAAAATTATATCCTCCAGTGTTTAATGTTTGATCAGTTCCTTGTTTTTTAGTATTTTTTCCTGCATATCTATTTAAATAATCTACTCCTTTTAATACTCCAGCTGCTGCTATTGCATATGGATTTCCAGTTTGTAATGCTCCTTTCCATAAAGCAGTTGTTCCTTTTGAAAAAAGATCATCTCCCAAACCTTTTATAGTAGCTTGTTTTGCTCCTGCTAAATTGAGTCCTGCATCTATTACTTCCGGAGCATTCCCAAGAACATTCAATACTCCTTCTTTTCCCAAAAAAGATTGTAATGTATTTCCTGGTTCTAATCCTGGATAAGTACCAGTTCCTGACCTTTTTGTTAAGTCAGGAACCAGTGATTTTTCTCCAAGTTTTTCTTTAGTGTTTTTTCCGAATTGATAATCTATAGGCTTAAAATTAGATGCAGCCAATTTTTGACTAAAGTTAAAAAAGGTATTTAAGTCTTGCTGTGGAGTATTTAAAGAATTCTCAGTAATATTAATTGGAAAAAGACTTTTTAAAACATCTGAATTTGGAATAAATCCATTTAAATATCCTTCTGGACTCAATGTTCCTCACGGATTTTGATATTTACTTATTTTATGCATAACTTATTGTAAATAATGTTTTTATTGCATTTATTATAGCATATTGAGTGCCATCATATTTTACTCTAACTTTTAAATATTTGTCCCTTATCTTCATTTCTACATTATTTGAAAATGTTAATGTATTATTTACCATATAAGCATATTTAAAAATTATCGGTTGAATTTGTATAGTCCATGCATCTTCTAAATATTGCATATTTCCCCTCATTCTTCCAAAGGATTTTATATTAGCACCTTTTTGATAGCTATTTACCAGTTTTTCTTTTGTTTTATTATATTCTCTTATAGAAACATCTCTTAAAACAGACATATTTACTGGAGGAACTATTGTACCCCTGTCTCTATAAAAAGAATCCGCATCATCAACATTAAATGATTGTATATAAATATAAGGTAATTTTTTTACGGTTGTTGTATTATCCAAATATCTGGCATATCTTAGCATAACATTTGTTTCATTCTTTTCAGTTGGGATTCCAGACATAGTTATATCTTCAATACTATATAATGTAGTATCATTTAATTTCAATATTAAATCTTTATACATCATCCAATCAAATCCTTCTCCTACAACTTCATAGTAGAAAGAATCAGGTTCTGCAAAGTTTGATATTATTTTTAAAGTATCAAATATTTTTTGAACTCCTGGAACAGTTCCAACTATAAATTCATATTCAAATGGATATTGAGTATCGTATCAAAACGCAGGTTTAATATCTCCTTGTTCTTCTTCCAGTCCTGCAAAACCATGTTTATATAATTTATTGTCTGCTAATTTATGACTATCTCGATTTGCAAAGGTATAAAAAATATTATTAATATTTTCTGAAAATTCAGGAAATCATGTATATTGTGTTACCCATTTATTTGTAAGTTCATTTCAGCATAAATTTCATTTTACATCATTATATTTAAAAATAAACATAACATCTTGTTTGAATGCGTTATAATGTGATTTTACAAAATTAATGTTTACAGTTTTATCAGTATCACTTTCTCTTAATTTTATATTATCATTTAAGAATTTTTGAATTTTTAGATCAGACAAAATTTCAAATGTTTTTCCGTTTGTTCTCCAAATCTTTTTTCCTACTGTATCAATTCCATAAACATATCTAGTTGTTTTAATTACAGAATCCTCCCATAAAGAACCATAAGTATGTGATAAAACTATTGGATTTTCTGGTAGTACATTGTTTGTATTAATATAAACAGTCTGGCCAGAAGCATTTGCCATAGCTGCTCTTTCATTTACTGGTATTATAAATACTCCGTGTTCAAGAACAACTATTAAAGAATTGAATCATTCAACTAGTTTTATTATTGAACCATATTCTTTACTATAGTCTTTAAAATTAACTGATTTAAAAATCCTATTTCCATTTGTGAAAGCAGATGATTGCAAAGTATTTGAGTAATAAATCCTTGTTGAAAAATTTGTTTTTATAAATGGAACATCTGGAATTTCATAATAATTCTTTTCTCCAATAGTTTTACTTATTCCACTATTTATTACACTTGATTCTGGTAAAGAATTGTTTGGATCCATATTTTGTAGTGGATAGAATCCTCTTTTCATTCTATGGATTGCCTCTTCTTGTGGATTTGAAAAATCTAAATCTCTTAATGCTAAATTTACATTACTACAAATTTTAAAAGTTACCCATTGTCCAAGTGGCACTGCATTTACATCAGGTCTATTTATTTTCTCTGCTCCAAATAATCCATTTATTACTGAATATTTTTTAAACTTTTTATCATCTGGTTCTAATAGTCCTGATGCTATTTCATGACTTGTTCCAGGATCTGACTCACCAACACTAAATTCTGGTTCATAAATATCTTTATATGTAAATAAATCTAATAATTTATTATAGGATAAAGTATTGGTAACCACAACTGATCCTAAGCTTTCCTCAATAGTTTTAGAAGCTTTTCTTTTAATTCTAAAATTCTTTGCCCAAGTATACGGATCTACAATCTTTTTATTTGTAGTCATTTCTGGATCTATAAAATTTCAGTTAATTCTATGGGTTATTGTGTTTATATAACAATCTCCTCTAAATAAAGTTCCTGTAATATATTCATTATACCCAAATTCTTCTATGTAATAATTCCCCATATTATCTCAAGAAGTTCTATCTCCTACAGGATAAAATGAATTAGCATCATTATATCTTACCCTGAAGTAATCTTGCCATCTTTCTTCAAAATTATAATCCTTCTCTAAAATATTATAATATTTTCCGTGGGATAGGCTTGCTATACTTGTTCCTACAAAGGTATTATAAACTCCTCTTACTTTTGATGTAGTAGTATTTCAATCAGTTTGTTCATTTTCTACATCTTCATAACTTCCTAGATTTGGGTCTAAATGTTTATATGCTATGTTTTTATCCCCAGCCTTTGAAGAAAATTCATACTGAGAATTTCTTATTAAATCAATTTCTGGCTCTACTAATGTTAATTCTGCACTAAACGAAACATCGTTAGCATTTTCCTTCAATCCTTTTAATGTAAAACTATTAGGCGCAGAACCTTCATATTCTAGAAATGTTTGATTTGAAGGACTGTAGTTGAATTCTTTTAATATATATTGAGAAGAGTTAAAAAAAGTATTGAATATATTTCTTCTTAGATTTGCTTCTGGACACAATAGAGCATTTTTTATAACTGAGTCTACTTTAAATAATTTTGGTGAAAGTATTGGTAAATCTTCCCCACTTCGTTTATTTAAAAATCCCTGCGTTAAATATTCATATCCAATTTTTTCTGTCCTAGAAACAGCTTTAATTACTGGTATTTTTGCTTTTTCACTTGTGGCAATTCCAATAGATTGAGCTAAAATAGTTGGGATTCTTTTTTGTCTTACTATAAAGAATCCTTTTGTAAGATCTTTTAATCCTTTTATAAACAATCCATCTCCATCTACAATACTATTTACAAATTTAAATTTTATTCCTAATGGTTTTATAGAATCAAGGTTATTAAAAGTATTTTTTTCTTCCGCAGATATTTTAAATACTCCTTTAATATTTTCTGGATTATTTTTATCTTTTGTTCCTTCCAATATATAATCTTCTGAATAATTGATATCATCATATAAATTATAATGAGTGTAATCATTTGTTAGTCCTACTATCTTTCTTCCTCTTATATTAAATACTGGTGATAGTGTATAATTATTTAATATATAAACAATTCCATATCTATATATTTCATCATCCCAATTTCCAAGTTTATAATAAATATTTTTTGTATTATAATATTCGTATCCATTAGATATATCAGATTCATTATATAAATGATCTAAATTACCAATTCCAACTTCATCATATGCTAACTCTGGAATTACAAATAGACTATACTTTTCCAATGTTTTAAATAGATCATAATTATTTGTAATGTTTCCTGCAAATGAAATGTTTTGGCAATTTTCTAAAGTTTGTACAGAGTCAAAGTTTGTATAACTAGTATTTATTTCTGATATATCTATTTCTATGTGTTCTTCATATCCAGTTATAGATAAATCTACATTGTTATTAGTTATTTTATATTTATCTTTTATTCTGTATGCTTTTGTTATTTCTTCTTCTGAGGATCCTGAAGTTCTAGTATAGTATATATTTATATAATCATAGGCTAAGTCTAAATTATTTAATTTAAATTTAATTAATTTATTACTTACCTCATCCATAAGTCCTCCCCTAATTGATTGAGGGTGATTTACTGCTCCTATATGACAAACTACTTTCCCGGATTCCGCTATAAAATCAGATTCATTTCCATCAGCATCAGCAACCTTAAAGTAAAAAGTATAACTTCCAACAGGAAGACGTCCACCATCTTTTAATCCAAGAAAATCTAAAGTAGAAATTGTTCTAACTGATTTTATTAGTCCTGCCTCTATTTTAAAATTTTCCTCAGAATATATATTTGTATCTAAATTTCCTTTTCTATCCGCTATTTCATATGTAGTAGATGAAGTTTGATAAAATCTTGAGTTTACTATTTTCAAGGAATTATTTCTATCAATTACTGTCAAATTTACTGAATCATCATATGAGACTTCCGCCTTCAAATCTACAGGCTCCGTTATATTTATATTAGCAAGCTCACTATTTATAGTAAGTCCAATAAGTGGATTATCTGCATCCGGAAGTGGGTTTTGCAAATTTATAAAAGGACTATATTGATATTTCAGACTCCCTTTTTTTGGGAGTCCGAACATACCATTATTTATATAAAGCCCTATTGTTGGTAATGGCATATTAATTTCCTATATTTAAATTTTCTGTATAAAAGATGTGATTATCTCCCTCTATTGAAATATTAACTCCAACAAGATTATCATAGTCATTTGTTGCTATATTATTAAATATTAAATCATATCTTGGGAAAGATGTTTCATTGTAAGTATATTCACATAGTAGTGAACTATCTCCTGATTCTATATCTACTGGAAGTAGTGTTTCTGCTGAATATGAAGAACCAGATGAATGATCAATAGTAAATCTACTTCTTAATATTCTAGCCCCAAATACTTCTGAACTAACATTTGTATGTATATAATCTGTGTATTGTAGTCCAGTATGATAGGATTTTATATAGAATACAGTTATTAATCCAAATTTTATAGTTTTATCAGAAGATATATTATCTATGTAAGAAAGAGTATCATAAGCTCCTATTCCTTCTTTAGCAAGTACTGAGAAGTTTATTCCTGTTAATACTTCAAATCTATATGTGAGATTTCCTACTTTAGTTCCATATATCTGTGATGAGCCTTGATAAACAACTACTGGTATATCAACATTAAAGTCTCTATTTACTTGTATAGTTATATATGCAGTTGGATTTGTTAAACAACTTCCATCGTAGAATCTTACTGTTGTATTTTCTACTAATGAAGAAATATATTCTTGTGCTGTCAATGGAAGTAGTGGATTATACTCTGTTATTTTTGCTCTATTATTAGAATCAACTATATATTTTCCAACTCATTCTCCGGATGGAGATGCCGATTCTTCTATAAAACTATATACATCTACTGAAGGACTCAATGTATTATCTACATAATTTCCATCTATATCAGTTAAAGATAATTCAGTAATAATTTTATATCCTGAACCTGTTGGATAACATTCTTCATATTCTACTTTTAAAGCATAATCTCCATATTGTCCAGTTACTAATACACTTCCATTTATTGTATGTTTATCAATAAATTGTTGTGGAAAATACATTGAAGCTGGCCAAAATGTTGAACCTCCACTAGTAAATTCTGGTATTATTTTATATTTTAATATTTTTCCAGAATATTCATCTATTGGAAGTTCTAAAAATACTCCTCCTATTGGTAAATGCAATTCCCTAAAATTAGATCCGTTAGTTGGTATCTCTGTATTTGGTTCTGTTCCATCTATTGTATAAGCTACAGTTACTACTGGAGATAACACATTAAATCAGTCGCAATTTTCAGTTAATGTTATTGGAAAAGTTACTACATAATCAGTAATTCCAGATTCTATTACTATTGGATTTAGTCTAAATACATCTAACTCTTCTAATTCTATAGACATTAATAGTTTTCCTTTATAGTTATGTGGACAATAATATTTAAAATTAGAATCATTAAACCAAAATCTTATTATAGATTCTGAATTTAATTCTTGATCGTAATTTAATTGAACAAATCTGGCATATTTAAGCCACACGTCCTCTGTTAAATCTATGAATCCATTGGTAAGTTGTTGATATAATTTTACTTTATATATTTTTCTTTGAGAAGTATCTAAATTTTTCTTTGGAAAAATAAATCCATACATATTATCAAATGCATAATATGATATGTTATCAGTATCTAAATCCTCATTTTCATTCTGGTAAAATGTTACATATACTCCCGCCTGAAATATAGAGTCACTTATTACTGATGGAGAATATAACTCTGTTTTAAAATTCTCAGGAAGTTTCCCAGAATAGTTGTATATTTGAAATACTTTAGAAGAATCAAATTTTTCTGAATCTATTATCTCTGGGCTTGGATAACTTCCAAATTCAACTTGTCCATACTTATTTATAAAATCTTTTCTTATTCCTATAAATAATCAATTTTTAGTACTTTGATATGGTAATGTATTTAAATTATTATCTGATAAACTTTCAAAGTAATAATCTACACCATTTCTAGTTGTGTATACTATTTCTCCTTTTGAATATATATTAGCATCATTAAATTCTAATACATTTTTATCAGGTTCTTTTCCAGATATTATGTATAATACTCCTCCATACTCCTCTACTCCTAAAGGATAGAATCCATCACTCAATCTTACAGTTTCTATTGTATCTCCTTGAATTACCTTTTTTACTACATTTACAGTAGTATTTCCAGCATCTGTTTGTAATGCTAATTCGTCTCCATTAAAAGTTATAAATGTTCCATTTATACAATCAGTTAATACATTACTTGGAGTTGTTATTGGGTTTAAATCTAAATTTATTCCCTCGTTAAAAGTATTAACACTTTCCTTTTTCATATTTTTTTATTAATTCTTTTCAAGTAATATTAGATGGCGAGAATTTACGGTCAATAGATTCTCCTATATATTCTACATTTCTCAGCTTTACATCTTTTAAAAGATATAGTCAGCCTCTAAATTTTTCTTCTTTAATCCTAAATATATATAAATGTTTGTCTTTATAATATATTTCTTCTTTAATTTTTCTAACCATTATATTTCTAAAATATAAAAGTACTCTTGAAGTTTTGTTATCTTCAATAAATTGTTCAAATGCACTTTCATTTAATCCTATATAATAATATCCATCAAAAGGAGTTCTTTTTCAAGCCTCAATCTTTCTTAGTTTCTTGTCTCTTCGTATACTATACTCTTTCAACTGTTTTGAGGGTTCAAGGTATATTGCACCTATATGAGCCACACAGTTAAAATATTTTTTTGTGTTGAGTGATACCGCACAACCATATTTTAAAGAGCTGTGCATTCGTCTAAACCCATGTAATATCAATTTTTTCACTTCATATTGTGAAAGTTCAGAAAATTTTTCATAAATTTTTGGCAAAAAATCTTCTAATTTAGTATCTTTTATAGTATAATATTTTATCCCAGAGTTTATACCATTTAAAAATTTTTCCTTTAATTCTCCTCCTAAATAGATTTGGTAGTTTTTTTGATATGCCTTTGACTTATAATAATATCTAAGAGCATATCCAGTAAAATCAGACTCTATAAAGTCTATATTTTGAAATCTTCCACATTGTCTTTGGTAAGTGAATTTATCTCCATCAACCATTTCAAAATCTATATATGTTTCTGGAACTCCAGGAACTATAAATCTATTTCTATTATCTAGTATATCATTAAATATTAATCCTATAGCATATTTAAATGGATCTGAAAT